TCATTTCGTCGGCTTCACCTTGTCGCCTCGGCGATTGCGAACATAGTGCTCCGTCATGGTGACTGAAGTGTGCCCGAGCTGCCTTTGTGCTTGACGAATATCGCCCGTGCTGTCCGTCTTGTCGGTGCCAGCCTTCGCCCGCAGATCTCGAAATTGGAATTCGTTGTCGCGCACGCCGGCTTTTCTTCTGGCGTCGCGGAAGCGTCGTTGAAGAGTATCGAGCGTCATTCGTTCGCCTTTCTCGTTGACGACTAGCGCGGTGCTGACAATCTTGTATCCGGCTTTGCGGGCGCGAATGCGATTGATTACGGCCATAAGCTCGCCCGTCACCTCCATTCTGAGCTTCTTGCCGGTCTTGCCCTGATCGATGTGCAGGAAGTTGTCACGGATATCGCGCTCGTCATGCAGCAAGGTATCTTGCGGTCGCTGGCCCGTCAGGTAGGCGAGGTCCATTGCGTCGCGCGTCGGCTGGTCCGCATGGTCGTAGACATTTCGGAACAGGTCATCTTCCACGTACACATCGCGCCCCGACTCGCTGTATTTCTTGATTCCCAGGCAGGGATTCGCCGCTTTTGTCATTCCGATTTCGCGTGCGAAATTGAACATGTGGCTCAAGACTTCAATGTCCCGATTCGCGCGTACGCGGCCGGCGTTGGGAGGCACAGGACGCTTCTTCGATTCGTACCACTCGACCGCCTTCTTGTGGCGCCAGTGCATGTACTGCTTGACGTGCATTGGCTCGATTTCGTCAAGAGGGGCACCGTCGAAAAACTCCTTCAGCAGGCCAATCTGGACGAGATTTGCCTGCTGGCTGCTTTGAGCTTTTCCGGGCAGCACGTCACGGATGTACGCCGCAAATGCATCGTTGATCGTAGGCGCGAGCGCCTTTGGTAGTTCGGCTTGTTCAATTTCAGACCAGCGCCGAACAGCAAGAACGAAATCAGTGCCGAGCGGCTCCTCTCGACGCGGTTTGCCGCCGTGGTCGTAGTAGTAATACGTCACCTTTCCGCGGTGACGAGCCCGCATGCCGGGCGGGAGATTTTTGTTTCTGGTCGGTTTTCTTCCCATGTTCTCACCCCGCCATCAACACCTTCGGCTGCCATTTCTTCTTGGGTAGCTCGTCGCGAGGTTGTTTTCCTTCGATGGCTGCGCGCGCGACAATTGGGCGGCCACGCGCGTTCGTCCAAAATGGGATTCCAGATGTCCGGAGCCAGTCGATCTGGAGATCCTCTCGTGACTTTCCGCGGCGTCCTGTCCTAACACCAGTCAGTTCAGCTATCTCGTCGAGGGAAAGGAAAATGTTACTCATGCTACGATTCCTTGCGAATTGAAAGAAATGAGTGCGCCACTTTGAAACGCAGCGCGGAATAGTTGAGGGGAAGCAATGGAGATCGAGACGATCAAGCTGTGCGCCGAGTGCGCCGAACTGCACGGGCAACCGTCGACCGTTACGTCCGAGCACCTTGTGATGGTCGGCGCAGGCGTGTTCCAAGGCGAATGTCGAGAAGAGCACTACGAGTGCTCGACGTGCGGCGCAGCGTTTGCACGCGTCTTGACGGGCGAGGCCGAGTCCCGTGTGTGGCTCGCGGTGAATTCAATCCAGCACTGATGCCCACGCGCGTCGCGCCGTCAGACTCATGAAACCCGGGAGTGCTACGATTGCCCCGGTTCGTTTCATGATCTGATTCAAATGAAGCATTTATTCACGATGCGCGGCTATCACGTCGACTGCACGCCGCGCGTGACCGAGGACGGTCAGTTCGCCGCACAGGTGACGTTCACCTACATGGGCTACAACCCGGAAGCGTCGTTCAAGAATCTCGGGGCGTACGAAACCGAAGAGGCGGCCGTCGAGCGGGCGCGATCGTTCGCTGTTGAATGGCTCGCGCGATACGGTTGAGGCAGGCCATGCTCGAGCGATTTACATACCGTGGCTACGACGTCGAAATCGAGGCAACCGAGCGGGAGGGCGATACTCTTGGCCCGCGCGTGCTGGTCGGCATGTCGATTGTTCGCACACGCGATGGCGAGGTGCTGTTTCGTGAGGCACCGATCCGCATGCTGCCGGCCGGCGTTTCGATTACATCTGAACTTGCTATCGAGTATCGGCACGATGAAGCCCTTCGACGGATTGTGCAGGCAACTGGGGGATAGCAAAAACTGGCAGAGCTTTTTGGCACTCGATTGCGCTACGATTCACGAAAACTATGCGGGGCCGGCATGAAAATGAGCGATTGGGCGCTTCCACTCGGAATGATCGGGTTCGTTTGCGTTGTTGCTTTGTTCTTGCACTACCAGCCGCATACGTCAGTGGAGGTTGCTTCGTGGGTTCAGGCTGTTGGCTCGATAGTTGCCATCATTGCGGCATTCACGATCGCCGATCGCCAACTGCGGAGCATTGAAAAGCAGCGCGCCGACGACAGGCGGATGCGACGCGATACAGCTCGCCAGACTGCGTCGATTCTCGTTGAGAAGCTCCATGACGCGGCCGAAGAACTCGCTAGGATTGCTGCCAAGAGGGACCGCGCTTTGTACGCCGAACCTTTGGCAGAGCGTATCCGGGATCAACGCAATAGTCTCGCGCACGTTCCCTTGATCGATCTGAGCACGTCGCATGCGGTTGCGGTTGTGGCGTGTCGTGATCTGGCTAGTCTCATGATCGCTCATTTGACAACAGCTCCAGATCTTTCCGCCGGAGGAAACGAGCGGCAGTTCCTTTCTGAGTCGTTCGCGAAAGCAGCTAGGATGATTGCGATAAGGCTTACCGAACTTCGGATCTAGGCTGGTATCCGGCGGCCGAGGAGCATTCCTCATCGCTCCATCCACGCACGCAACGCCGACTCGCCATCGGTAACTTCGTAGTGCCAGTTACCGTTGTCGTGCGTTGCGAGAAAGTCTTCGGCGACGAGCTGAGCGGCGACGTCTTCGTATTCGTCGGGGCGCCTGACGCGGATCATGATGTACGCAGGAAATTTCACTTGCGGCTCCCTTGAATGTGGGCGGTGAGAAGGGCGCGAGCGAAGTAACGACGTGCTTCGGCCAAAGACGCACAGCAACGCGTGTCAGTGTCGTTCCATATGGCATCGATCTGCTCGTCGGTCAGCGCCCCCGCACTCGGCACCTGCTGCGACGAATGCGTCCGACACGGCCACCGCAATGATCCGTCGCCGCTGGGGCAGGTGCAGGCTCGCGTCGCCTTCTGAGCCTCAGCCTTCGCCCGGTAAAGCTCCACTTCAAGGCGGAGTACCTGAGCGGCCCGTTCGACGCGCTCGATCGCGTTCAGCTTGTCGTCTGCGTCCACCTTGTCGTCACCAATGAGCGTCGTATAGACGTCGGCCAGCGCCTCCGACAGCCGTTTCGCGACGTAGGCATCTTCGCCCCGAGCGTCTGCCTGCGCAACGCGCGCATCGGCGAGGGCGCCGCGAAGTGCAGGGGCGTGTACCAGCACAGTGAGGGGGCGCTTCGGACACGATCGCACCGCGGCCCGAATTGCCGCGTCGAGTGTCCGCTCGCGCTCGATCAGAACGTCCTCGGCCATTTTCTGGCCGTCGACGAAGCGATGGAAATGGAACGAAGTAGGGCGAGCCTCTGCCGGTGCGTCTGCCTGCGCGGTAGGCTGCGGGGCGGCGGCCAGCTCGCGCAGAAAGTCGCGCAACCCGCTTTCGTTGAGACACCAACCTTCGAAATCGACTGGGCCGCCATGCTTGATGAACAGCCGCTGGAATGTCGCCTCGTCAGGGATCGCCACCGGTTCCGGCGCCTGCGCTGGGGCGCGCACTATGGAGGCGAGTTCCTCGATGATCCTGTCGCCATCTGCCAGCCGAGCATCAAGTTCGGCATCGAGTTGTGCCCCTGCCTCGCTGGCGGCTGCGGCACGCAAGAAGAACTCGACCAAGATGGCATTCTTGTCGTCGCCTGCGATCGCGCCGAACTGATCCTGATGGGTCTGGATATAGTCCCATGCAGGCTGAAGCGCGTTGATGAGATTGTCGAAAACCCACTTCGGCACCGTCTCGCCTCCGGCCCTGACGAATTCGACGCAAAGGTGTGCGTCAGCCTTACCGGCGACGTTCGTCAGGTTGTTCCGTCCGTAGCGATCAATGGTGCGCAGCGTCGCTTCGCTCACATAGATTCGATCAATCATTTTCGGTCTCCTGTGCGGCGCGCTTGATGTTTGCTAGACGCTCTTCGGCCGTCAAATAGCCCTCTTCGAGGCGCGCACTCAGCGTCCAGACCGCCCCGACTTGCCTTGCAGCTTGACGCGCGAGAAGCGGAGAAAGTCTGGCTCGAGTGGCCCTGCGAAGTGCAGGCTTTCACCCGTCTGCGGATCGGTCAGCAGCCAGTGGGCGAGTTGCCGCACATCCCGCTTCGCCCCTTCCGCCCCCGTCTCGTTGGCAGAGGAGGCGCGGGCTTGCCATCCTTCCCACGCGTGCGCGATGTTGCCGATGCCATACTTGCCATCCAGTTCGCGAGACTGCCTGAGCACGCGCAACGTGTCAGACCGGTATCGCACCGGTACATCGCGCACCCACCACGCTTCGAACGCCGCCCGCTCGTCGGCCGGCGCGATTGTGGACTGCACCATTGCGGCAAGCGCGCGCTCGGCCTGCGCCTTCATTCGGTGCGCAACGTCGATCTCTCGATTCCAGTAAGCGACCGTATCGCTGTCCTGCGCCTCTTGCGCGACAAGGCGCTGCGCAGCGAAGCCGGCCACGATGTTGTCGTGATGGCTCACCACGTCCATCAGGCATTCGCGTACATCGTCGATCGGCGCAAGCTTCAGCCAAGGCGCGGGGATCGCCGCCGGTTCCGCCGCCTGCGCGTCTGCCGGCGCGGTGCCAGCGAGCAAGCGGTTCGCATCGTCGATGCGGATTCGCATGCGATCCTCCCAGCCGGCAGTTGTGTCGTTGCCACATTCGTCCACCAGCGCTCGAAGGGCGCATTCCGCCTTAGTCGCGCGCTCCAATGCTGCCAGCAAGCGATCGCGTTGCAGCGTACCTTCTGCCGGCGCTGCCGCTGCATCTGCGGAGGGAGGTTGTGGGGCGGCAGCGAATGCGGCCTCGTACATCACATCCGGGTTGTTACCGCCGGTGCGATTCAGGTTTTCGGCAGCAGCTTCGACGAATGCTATTCGCATCTCGAACGTCATCTTCGGGGGCATCAGTTTCCACCCCGTCTGCACCTCTCCCGCCACATCAATACGATGGGCACGGACGATACCGTTCGGCGACGTGCTGTCGAGCCACATCAAGATATTGGCGGCCTGCTTCTCATCGATCGCGAGGCCGTCGCATTCTCCTTCGATCGCATCCATGATTGCTTTCAGGCGCGACGTTTGAGCCTGCGATTGTTCCGCCCCCGTCTCGTTGGCAGAGGAGGCGCGGGCCGTGTTCCATGCGTCGCGCAACCGTTCGACTCTGGAAATCTCGGGAAAGCGTTCGCACCATTCGGCGAACGCCGCCCGCTCGTCCGCCCCCGCCGCATTGGGCGACGAGGCGCGGGCGAATAGCGCGCGGATTGCGTCGGCATGGATGAATGCGGTCCCGTCATCACGACGGATCGATTGCGCGTATTCGCGCAGCAGTTCATTGAGTTGTTCCATGTCAGTCCATCCGGAGCACTTCATCAAGCGTGTGGGTCAGATCGGCAACCGTCTTACATGCGGCATCGCCGAATTCTTTCACTGCCTCATCTGCGGCACTCCGCGCCATGTCGGACGGCCAGCCCTTGACGAATACTGCGCAGCAGTAGACTTGCGCCCACATGCCCGGTGCATTCAGATAATCCGAGACCTGCGCCGCCCGCTCGTCCGCCGGCGAGGGTGCGGGATTGGCTTTAGGCTTCGCCCTCAGGGCTTGTCGATGCCTTTGATGCTCGACAAAGAATCGAATCGCCTCATCGTCGTACCAATGCGCAGGCATCGCCGATTCAAAGGCATTCATGATTTGTTCGGCGGCCATATCAAACGCGGCCGCGTACCAGCTTTCCCATGTTTCATCTTCTTCCGGCGGCATCTGGCCGAAATTCGCGAGGATGTCATACACCTCGACGCGAACACGGTCGATCGGCGCTACTGCGGGCGCGCCCGCACGGCGATAAAGCGGCTCGGCCATGGTGATGTCGTAACCGTATGCAGGACGCGTGAAAGAGAGTTCCGGCTTTTCATAGCCGGCAAACTCACCGTCAACCGTCTTGACCGGATAGTTGATCCATGCCGCTACGGGCTCGTCGATCGGCGCTTCTGCGGGCTGCTCGACATGGGAGAGCCCGTATCTCGCGATCAGATCGGCCGACAGTTCGGGATGCGTCGACGCGCACGCATCAGCGTAGGCGCGCAGCGCGGCCCGCGCATGTTGGTCGTGCATCATGTCGAGAACGAAGTACTCGCAGTCGTGATGCTTCCCGCCCGGCTCGCTGCTGCCGTCAACGCGGCGCACGTCGAACTTGCGATACAAGCCCTGTTCGTGTTCGTGCAGATCGTAATCGCGGTCCGTCAGCGCATCAGCGCGGCTATTGTCGGTGGTCATGGTCGTACCTTGATTCAGGAGGGTTTGCGGATCTCGACCGCACACGGGTTGTTCGTCACGTCGTACAGCGCAGATTCGAGCCAACCCTTCACCCACTCGTCACCGGCAACGGCACGAATTAGCTGATAGGCAGACAGCAGCGACGCTGACAGGTACGTGACCTTCTCTGAATCGGTCATCGTGGCGATTCCGTTGCGGGTGTAGCCGTCCAACACGAGCTTCATCATCCGCATGTCTTCGGCTTTCTCGGCGTCGCTGTATGGCGAATCAGCGTGGATATTCAGGGTGTTCATTATTCCCGGCCCTCCACGTCTGCCTCGGTGATGACGTGCTCCCTCACGTTGACGACGCTGTAGAACGTCGGTTTTGCGTGCTTCTCGATCCAGCACGAGAGAAGCGTCTCGAGTTCGGCCTTTGCTTCCGGCGCGATGTCGGGATATCCATCAGCAGCTTCCCCAACTTCGTCATAGGCGCGCTCGCCGATCATATCGATCACGTCGTCGGCGTCGCACAGGCGCTCGGTCGGGATCGGTGCGACGTCGCCGTAGAACACAACATCGCCGACAGCGAGCTCGTCGTGCATATCGAGTAGTTCGTCGAGCGCATCGCACGAGAAGAACTCGTTGTTTTTGCTCCAGACCGTGCGTCTCACATCGGTGGTAGCGCTGCTTCCCGTTTCGTTCGTCACGTTCAAAGATCCTCCAATAGCTTGTCGATCGGCTTGCGTGATTGCAGGACGACGAGAGCCATTTGTCTTTTACCTTCGTCGAACCCCGCCCGATAGGCGGCTTGTTCTGCGGGTGTGCGGCCGGTCGGCTCCGTTGTATGCCGTGTGCGGTCGCGGCGCACCTTGGGGGGAATTGCACGTGCAAACAGCGCGTGCGGGCCGTCTTCGGTGTCGTAGATCTCGAGCAACACCCAACCTTCGCCATCGGGTGGCGTCGGCGTCCATGCGCTGCAGTCGGCGTCGGCGCGCTTGTAGTACTGCTCGTAGCTTTCGGCATCGACGTCGGATTCCATGCTGATGAATGCCGATTCGATGCCGAACGCTTCAAGGAGCCTGTCGACGCGCACATCCTCGTCGCAGAGGGGAAGCTCGGGATGCGTCAGCCAGCCTTGTTCGTCGCGCTGGATCTCGCGCGGCGCGAGCAGCTTTGCTCGCAGCCCTTCGAGCGAAACGAAGCCGTCGAAGAGCGATTCCCGTGTCGCGGTCGCGAGGTCGAGCCGAAGAGCCTTTGCTTGCTTCAGTACCTCATCGCGCTGCGGAGATTCAGGCAGCCTGTCGACAGCGCCGACAAGCTCGAATGCGTACTGCGTCAGGTTCACGATGCCGTTCGCGCGCGGTTTCGTCTCGTTCGTCATGTCGTGCCTCCGTTCAATAGTCGCGGCCGGGGTAGTAGGTATTGATGCTGTTCTCGTCTCCGTCGATGATCAGCTTCGTGCCGGCAGCGTAGAGCTGGAACAGGCGGCGCTTGAAGCCGTGCATGGGGCCGACAAACAGCGTCTTGCTTGGGTCTTTTTGATCGATCTGAACGCTGTACACCCGGCCGTCGTGGACGTCGATCTGATACGGGCATTTGTAGTATTCGGTGTCGCTCTCCTTGGCCAGGTGGATGTGGTAGAACTTCGAACTGGTGATGCTCGCTTCGCGAACAATCAGCGTGATCCGATCCGACTCATCACACGAGCACGGGTGGTACTGGCGATTGGTATGCTCGTCCTTGATGAATTCGTCGACGAGTTGCGACAGCTTGATTTCGGCCGGAGCGGGCGTGAGCAGCTCCTTCATCTGCTGCTCGATCTGCGTTTCGATTGTCGCGTTCAACTGCGCGTCGACCTGCTGTCGGATGATCTTGAGAATGAGGTCGTTGTATCCGGGCAGACCAAGGTCATGAAAATCGACTTGCAGCGCGGCTTTGACGCGCTCTTTCAATTGCTCGCCGAAGGTCGAGTACGTGCGGAGTTCCTCGTCGATGATCGAGGTAATCGTCTTCGTCAACTTTTCTTCGATCGCCTTCTCGATCGCGCCGGCCGCGACGATGTTCGAGAAGGCAGTAGAGACAGCTTGTTGCAGTTCTTTCATGGCTTGGCCCTCATACGCATCATTGGAATTCGAAAAAGTGCTGGCCCGTACAGGCGCCAGCTCAAGCGGGGGTTCAAGGGCGGACACTCAGCGCTCGCATAAGGCAGCGTTGCATGAGTGCTTGGCATCAATTTGAGGGAGTGGCGGGACCCAACCGCCACCGCCGAGCGTCCGCTCTTGAATCTCCGCGGAAGAAAAAGAGGGTGCCGAACTGGCCACCCTTAAAGGCCGCCCATATCCGAGGGGAGAGCCGGGCGTGGGCTCAGAATTTCGTTACTTGATCTGGATGAACGGGACGCTGTTCGAGCCCATGTACTGGGGAAGCTTGCCGTCCCATTTCTCGATCGCCATCTGTTGCAGAATCTGGCTGTTCTCGCGCAGTGCTTTCGCTTTCACTTCGAGCGCTTCGGCCTCGCCCTTGGCGATTGCGACTTGCTTCGCTGCGTCCGCCTCGGCAGCGCGCAGTTCGTTCTCTTTCTGCTGCGCGATCTGTGTCGCGGCGATCTTCCCGTTGATCGAGTTCATGACCTGCTCGGGGAGCCGCATCTGATTCACGAAGTAGACCTTCTCGACGCTGATTCCGACCTTCGCGGCATTCGCCTTGACCTCGTCTTCGACGCGCTGCTGTAGCGCCGCTTTGCCCTTGCCGTAGACGTCTTCGACTGCCATCGATGCGCCGGCGAGATTCAGTGCGTCGCGCACGATCGCGCGCAGATAGACGCCCGTGATTTCGTCAACGCCGCGCCGGTACTTCTGGAACACCTTCGGCGCGTTCTCTCGGGGGATCGAGTAGCTGACGCCGATGTCGGTGTTGACCGACAGACCTTCAATCGTCTGGAAGGTGAACGACTCGTCCGCCGTGCCTGCCTTGTCCCACACGTAGGACTGTGTGAACGTCGGGAAGATGAACATGTCGACGTTCGGCCCGTTGAAGTAGCGGCCGGGACCCTTCACCTCGACGTTGACGCCGCGGTCGTCGCCATAGCGTTGGACCTTCACGCCGACATAGCCGGCCGGGACGTTGTCGCAGCCGGCCGCGAGGAACATCGTCGGCGCGAGGATCAGAATCAGAAACAGGCGTTTCACTTGTTCTCCTTGATATGAGGGGGAAGAAATTTCACGAAAGCGGCGGCATATGCCAGCCACACGAACGGCACGGCGAGCAGGGCGATGCTGCTGTCCTGATTCACCAGCCACGGCGTTACGATCGACAGCAGCACCAGAAAGAGCACGGCCGCGACGATGAACTTCGAAGCGGTTTTGATGGGTATCTCCGGTAAAAAATGGCGGGGCGCACATACGGGCCGCCCCGCCGAAAGGCCGCGCTTATCCGAGAGGAAATCCCGCGCGCGGCGAGCGGGGAACTGCGGTGCGTGGCGATGGGGGCGTCGTGCTAGGATTTGCGGACAAAAACGAATCGAGAACTGAATGAAAAATTGGAGAGTGGCTCTCGTGGTGCTGGGTGGGATAGCCGGCGTGATACTGATCTCCGCGTTTGGAGCTACCTCTGCCGGCACGCAACCTTACAAGCCGGACCCCATGGCTTCATGGGTGCAAGCTGTGGGCTCGATAGTGGCAATCGTTAGTGCTATCTGGATAGCAGGCTCGCAACATCGTGCCGATGTAACTCGCCGCGAGGCGGACGACGCGAGATCCAAATATCTGCTTGAGGCGGAGCTGGCGTGGCTAAGTACCGATGTCGTCGGCTTTCTCAACCAGTTCGGTGACATCAAGGCCGGCTATCCAATCGAAAATAGATTTTCCGAAGATGATGTCAGGGACTTGCTCGATCGGTTGTCTTGGTGTCGCCAGCGTGCCCGCCGCAAAGAGCAGCTATGGATGGTTGGACAACTGCGTTCGTCTCTTATGGACACTGTCCGAGTCGTTCGCAGCAAAACGGCATATCCTCTGATCGTATTGACGGATAGCGAAGTGAAATTGATTGAAGATCTTCGACGGGCGGCAATAGAAGTCGCGGATCTTGCGTCGCGTGGAGAATCGATTCTTAACCCCTCTTCAGGCGCATGATTACAGAGTCCCCGCCCGAAGGGCGACACAGAGAAACCAAATGCTGCCGATAGTGATGCCGTAGGCGAGGATCATCCCGAAAGCCCGAGCGAGACGCCCGTTCGTCCGGCCGCACGCGGTGAGTAGGTCATTGTCGAAAGCAGTTCTATTCATGCTTGTCTCGAGTTGAGGCGACCATCAACGATACGTATGCGTCGGCGCGACGAACGGCACGATGGATGTATCGGCTACTGGCTCGATACGCCGCATGGAGCCGGACGGCATGAGTTCGACTGCGTCGAGGCAATGGCCGGCGAAGTAGTTGCGGTCGTCGTGGTCGATGGCGTCTTGTATCCGGCCCCATGTCATCGTTTCGCGGACCATGTATTCGTGGTTCACGTGGATATGAATCATCGCGATCCCCGGTGGGTTGTGATTGCCCGCTCAGCGAGCGGGGGTTACTTGTTCTTGCTCAGGTCGGCGTTGTCCCACTTTTGCCAGTAGCCGAGCGTCAATTCGGTCGTCACTTCGCGACCCGCCCATTTCTCGAACGCCTCGCGGCTGACTTTCGGGTAATGGCGGCCCGGTGCGACAGACGGGCTGTCGTACTGAATCGTTGTGCCGAGCGAGTCGACCCAGACGATTTGGCGATCGTTGATGAGCGGCGCGAAGAATTCTCCGGAGGCTTTCGGACGTTTCGCGCGCCACACTTGGCCGCGTTGAAAGGTGGGCATATCTTTCTCCTGTAGCGGGAGCGGTTGTTAGGTGGCGATGCGCTCGACGGCGCGCGTCTCGATGCGGTTGGCGCCGAAATACGGCCGATACGTTTCGATCCACCTCATCGCGTCAGCTTCGGTATCGAAGTCCTCGTCCGCGACGTTGAAAACCCACCCCGGCGCACCGTTTGCGCGCAGCGCATCAACTACCCATTTCGTCGTCGGCATCATCGTTCCCCTTCGTGATTGGTTAGCGGTCTGTGACTGCTCGAGCAATCAGGTCCTGCGCAACTTCGCGCAGCAGGTGCTCGACAAGCGCGCCGCGAGGCAGGCGGCGCAGCTCGAGCAGGTTCTTTGCAGGTCGGCTCATGATCAAATTCCTAGACCTTGAGCCCGACAGAGCGCAGATACAGGCGCCGGTCGTAGTCGAGTTTCATTCGGGCCGCGTGGCGCATTGCATGGGCGCGGCCGATGTTCTCGCTGTATCGATGGGATAGGCCGAGCAAGGCCCACGTCTCGCGGCTCGCGTTTGCGCTCACCTCAAGGTCAGCTGCCGCGTTCTCCAACCACTCGACCGAGACGGTCGGGATCTTCCGTTTCGATTCCACTGGATCTCCTTTCGAAGAGCAGCGAGCGCGCACGGCGATGCGCTCGCGTAGTAGTCCTTATCTTTAGAAACAGATTTCAGCAGACGGACACGAGCTCATCTGCTCAAAACTGTTCGGCGAGGGAAGCCACTCCCATTCTCGAATCCCGCCTTGGATACGACCGGTTGCTCCCGCAGGGCGGGTCCCGGTGCGCTGGCACTCTTAAAGATCAATCCGCCGGAGCGGTGGCGCAGCGTTCGGTGCTGCCATGGGTCGAACTTTAGCGAAACGCGAAATCTTTGTCTATAGCGAAACGCGAAATCTCCGAAGAAATTTTGTTTCTTCCTACATCGACTTCGTGTGCGTATGGTCGGGCGCGGCTACGTGATCCGTTGAACGATTGATGAAGTGAGGGGGGCGCTGTTTCCTTACACCCTGACAGAATTGACGTTGTTAGGCCGGATTGTCCTTGGCAGAATACTGTATATATGCACAGTATTTAATAAGATGAAAGAGGGCCACCTTGAAGGAAGAAGCGACAGCGCGCCTGCGATGTAAGCCGGGGGATTTAGTTAGAGTCGTTGCAACAGTCAATCCCGATTTGTTGGGCGCTGTCGCACTTGTTCAGCGGCGGCGTCCTGACGGACGCTGGAACGTTCTCCTTGATAGGAGCGCACGGGGCGTCACCCTGCAGGGCGGGCGCGTCGTTGAAACGAGAGAATTCTGTTTCAGGGATGGGTCTCTGGAACCTATCGCGGGTCTCTACGAGTTACTACGTTCGCGATTCAGTCACCTGATGGGCGATCGTCATCTTTTGGGTCGGATTGGTGGGGGCGGGCCAGAAGGCCCTTAATAAACGCCTCGACCTGAGCCCGACCGCCTGCGTCAAGCCGCTCCCATCCCGCGGGCGTGCGGCTTCCCGCCTTTGGGGAGGCAGAGTTCTGCTCGTGGTCGATGTCGAGCCAGCCACGCGGCTTACCCGCAGCTTCTTCGATTCGCCGGGCGGTGTCCTTGCGCATGCCGCGCTTCTTGCCGGTCTGGGAGTCCCTCGCGCCATCGCGCAGGTTAGCGTATTGGGCGAGACTCATATCGAGCATTTTCGCCGCGGCCGTGGGGCTGCCGCATTCCGTCTCGAGGAGCCGCAGATTGTCTCGCCTGATTTCGTCGATGTCCTTCATGTATCAAATTCAATAGCAAAACGCTAAAGCCGTACATGCGCGAAACGCTATAGACAAAGGTTTTGCGTTTCGCTAAAGTCTCGGTATGGATCTGAGAACCTACCTCGACGCGGAGCGCGGCCGGCTTGTCAAGTTGGCTGAAGCCATCGGCGCTCACGCCTCTGATATCAGCGCATGGGCCAATAGGCGTAGGCCTGTACCAATACCGTTCGGCTGGCCGATCGAGCAGGCGACGATGGGCGCCGTTTGTCGGCGCGATCTGTTTCCTCTCAACGTAGTTCGAGACGTCTGGCCCGATATCGTCGGAGAGACAGAACTGACTCTCTAACGCAGCCTCGTCTGCATTCGTTTGATGAAGGTGGCTGGGAGCGCTATTGGATGTTTTATCTTGTTCAAGTTAACGATATCCTGTTGGGCGTGCATGCCCTTGCGGGCCAATCGAAGGAGTCAACGTGACAAATGCAAACGACAAGTGCGCCGTGACGATCGAGGCAAGTCCCATTGGAACGGGGCGCGTCTTGATCGATGGCGTCGAGGTCCGGTGTGTCCAGAGTGTCAACGCGCGTATTCGCGCTGGACAGGGCGCCGTGGTGGAGCTGGGTTTAGTCGCACATGGCGGCACCCAGATCCACTACGAAGGGGCGAGCCTCTACGTCGAAGAAACTGCGATGCCGGCTGCACTCGAACTCGCGTTGTGGAGGCACCTCGCGAAGAAGTACGGCCGCGATATTGACGTGACGACGATGAGTTCGTCGGCGCGCGAGTACAGCATCGTGGACGACTAGACCTTCGTGATCTCGATGCCGCTTCTCACGAGTCGAAAGACATTTTCCGAGACGCGATTCAGTGGCTCACCGTTCGAAAGTCGAAATTCCTTCAGGCCCAACTCGCTGCTCTGTTCAGCAAACGTGCTCGTGTCGATCACGTCCTGGCGGACAACGACGTTGTACTTGTTGCCGTTTTTGTCGACTGCTTCGAAACGGTCAGTAATTGCGCTCATTGGGTCTCCGTTTGTAGCTACTTCGTGGTGTGGAAATCCGAATTCTGCCATGGACGTGAGACCCACCCATTTGAACCAAAACGTGCGTCGCCAGTGAAAAGCGGCGTAGACGCTCGATAGCAACACCCAAGCCATTCACGAATCCTCGTTCAACGTGATGAGAATGAGTTTAGTAGTGCGAATGGTGAGAAAACACGTTTGTTTGGAGGATCGATTGAACATTCTCGATACGGCGCACGCCGTCGCTCACAACTATCCGGGCGGATGCGAATCGCTCGCGCCGCGTCTCGGCGTATCGCCCGCCGTGCTTCGGAGCAAGGTGAATCCGAACACGGGTACGCACAAGCTCACGCTTCAGGAAGCGGTGCGCATTGGCGAGGTGACGGACAACGACGCGATTCTCGAAGCGTGGGCGAGTGAGCGCGGCTATGCAATCGTGAAGTTGCCGAGCGCCGTCGATTGCTGTGACGCGGCCATCGTCGAGCTGATGGGCAAGGCGTGGTCGACACATGGCGACGTCGGGCAGGAGATCGTGAAGACGCTCGAAGACGGCCGTGTCGAGCGACACGAGATCGAGCGCGTGGATCACCGAATTTTCAAGCACGCGCAGGTGCTTCTCGATATCTCTGCGCGGCTGCGCGGCATGGCCGAGTGACGTGTATGGTCGACGTTTCCCGTCCCATCCTTCGGTACCACGGCGGCAAGTTTCGTCTGGCGCCGTGGATCATTCGGCATTTTCCTACGCATAAGGCTTACGTGGAGCCGTATGGTGGCGCCGCATCGGTACTCATGCGAAAGCCGCGTTCGCATGGCGAGGTCTACAACGATCTCGACGGCGAGATAGTGAATGTGATGCGCGTGCTTCGCGACGAAGAAGCTCGACAACGTCTGGCAGAACTCGTCGCTCTCACGCCATACGCGCGAGAAGAATTCGAGCTTGCTTGGGAGCAATGCGACGAACCGGTTGAGCGGGCGCGCAGGACGTTGATACGTGCCGAGATGGGTTTTGGCTCTGCTGGGGCGACCAAGGGGGCGACTGGATTTCGCATCGACACTAAACGCAACTACGGTACCGCTATGCACGTCTGGGCGAGCGTTCCCGAAAAGCTTGCGCAGTTTGGGCATCGACTGCGAGGGGTACTGATCGAGAACCGGTCGGCGTTGCGCGTCATTTGTGATCACGATACGCCGTCGACGCTGTTCTATGTCGACCCTCCGTATGTTCACGACACGCGGAAGATGGGCTCAGCATGCTATCGACACGAGATGAGCGACGACGATCACCGTGAGTTGCTAGAGGTCTTGCTCGCAGTTGAAGGCATGGTCGTTCTGAGTGGATATCCGCATCCGCTGTACGACGCGATGCTTGCTCGATGGGAGCGCGTCGAGACTTCGGCCACGATGGCGGCCGGGCGTGGTGCTGGAATTCGAACGGAAGTGCTTTGGATTTCGCCGCGCGCATCCCGTACCGATCTGTTTCGGGCGGTGGCATGAATGGTGTGGCTTTACATTCCATCGAACTTTGCGCAGGCGTCGGCATGCTCGGCGAAGGTGTCCGCACAGCATTTGAGCATTTTGGAATCGGACATCGAACCGTTTGCTACGTGGAGCGCGAAGCCACTGCTGCCGCGCAACTTGTCGCGCTTATGGAGGCGGGAGCCATTGATCAGGTGCCTATCTGGTCTGACCTTCTCACGTTCGATGGCGCAGCGTGGCGTGGACGAGTGGATTGCGTCATTGCCGGATTTCCGTGCCAAGACTTATCTGTCGCCGGGCGTCGGGCAGGCCTCGACGGCAAGCGCTCCGGTCTCTTCTTCAGTGTCGCCGATATTGCCGACGCTTGCGGTGCGTGGCTCCTCGTTTTGGAGAACGTCTCGGGAATCACTTCTGCCACCGCCTCCGTTATGGACGAAGAGGAAGGCGAACTCGCCGAACGCGCAGCTTCCCGAGTCGTGGGAGAACTGGCCGACCGCGGGTGGGATGCGGAATGGACGCATCTACGAGCGTCCGATGTCGGTGGAAGCCATCAGCGCGAGCGTTGGTTCTGTATCGCATGGCGGATGGGCGACGCCCGACTGCAACACGTCCAGCTACAGCAACGGCGAATTTGGCCCAAACATCCGTCAGCAGGCGATGACATGGGCGACGCCGGATGCAAATGCGATGGAGCGAACGAACCGATCGCCATCGCAGAACGCCGCCGAGCGGCCGACGCTGGCGTTAGCTGCTCGAGCATGGCCGATGCCGCGTGGGACGGACGGCACGAAGGGCGGTCCGAATCAGCGCGGCAGTTCGGGCGATCCGATGCTGCTGAGCATGGCGGCGCAGTGGTCAACACCAAATGTTCCGAGCGGCGGACGTTCAGTGTCTGCGGACGTAGTGTCGACGCGCGGCAAGACAGCGAACGGCAAGCGACAGGTCGGGCTCGAGTCGGAGGTGCGTCATTGGGCAACGCCTCGTGCATCGATGGCGACGAACGGCTGCGATTCGGGCAGCGCATGTCGGCAGGCGCAAGGCGCAAATCCCGGCCTGAAAGATCAGGTGTCGCAATGGGCGACGCCAACGAGCAGCGAAAACAGCAATCGGACTACGAAGTCGGCACCGAGTCACGGGAACGGTCACGGGATGGTGCTTGCCGGGCAGGCGGCGGATTTCTCGACCTCTTTGCGCCCGGTCCGATCGATGATCGATGGCCGCGAATTATCGCCAACCGACCGGACCTTGCGCCGGCGATTGAACCCGGCGTTCGCATGTTGGTTGATGGGGTGGCCTACGTGGTGGACGAATCCCGGAATCACCAACTCCGTCAAGTCGGAAATGGCGTCGTGCCGCTCCAAGCTGCGGTCGCAATTGTCACTCTTGCTCGGCGAGCCGGGCTTTTCGAATAGGGAAAACAACATGGCGAAGAACTCGATCGACGTCTACGGAGCATCGGGCAAAGGCAACGTCCTTTCGATGGACCCCGACAAGCTGACGCTCGTCACGGACCCGAAGCATCCGCTGTACGACCGCCGCGTACATCAGGCGCCGAACCCGAAGACGGTTCGGAACTACCGCGCGCAGGGCGTGCTCGAGCCGGTGCTCTTCTACAAAGACCCGGAGACGGGCGAGAACCTCGTGATCGACGGCCGCCGCCGCGTGATCAACGCGCGCGAACTGAACCGCCTGCTGATCGAGGCAGGCGAAGAGCCGATCACGATTCCGGCGATCCCGAAGCGCGTCATGCGCGACAGCGACAAGTCGTTCGTCGGAATGATGGTCAGCACGAACGAGATCCGCGAAGAGGATTCGCCGATCAACCGGGCCGAGAAGATGGCCCGCATGCTCGACGTCGGGCATACCGAGGACGCTATCGCCGTCGCGTTCGGCGTCGAGGTGCCGACTGTGCGCTCTGCGTTGAAGCTGCTCGACTGCTGCATGGCGGTGCGCGACGCCGTCGAAGCGGAGCAGATCACGGTGTCGCACGCGCTGAGGCTCGCGAAGCTGCCTCCGGACGAGCAACGCGCGAAGGTTCAGGCGCTGATCGACGCGGCGGAAGGCAAGGAAGGGCACGCGCGTTCGCGTGCGCAGAAGGCTGTGCTCGGCGGTACGGCGGCACGCGTGCGCCCGCGTAAGCAGATCGAGGCGGCGCTCGCGGAGGCGAGTGGCGAGCGCTTGGCGGCGCTGCGGTGGGTGCTCGGCATCGATGACTCGGAAAGCGCACAGGAGGCTGCCGAATGAGTTTTGAGTACCTCAACCGCGCTATGCGCGAGCAGCTCCCGCCAACGGCCAAGGTGATCCTGATCTTTCTGGCACGGTTGGCCGATGAGAAGGGGAATTGTGATCCGTCAATCGACGACATTGCCGAGTTTGCGAGCGTTACGCGCGTTACGGTGTCGTCCGCCCTCCGCGCATTGGAGGAAGCCGGCGTGCTGCGCGTTACGCGGCGGCCCGGCCAGCCGAGCGCCTATCGCTTGATTCTCGGGAGGACGTCTTGAATCCGACCGACGTCCAAGAAGCAGGCCCGGCGCGCGCCGGCGCAGTGACGCCCGACGCAGTAACGGCTCGCGTGGCTACCGAGCGCATGTGTTTGTCGTGTGGCGCAAAGACTGATGCTCGCGGCGAGCTGCCGTGCGGGCACTGAGGAGCCTATGAGCGTCAAGGTTATGAACGCGGTGTTCGAGCGCTATCCCGAGGGCGGCGGCGAGATGATTCTCGCGCTGGCACTCGCGGACCACTCGCACGACGACGGCACGCACATCTATCCGAGCGTCGACAAGCTGGCTGCGAAGACGCGCCAATCGTCGCGTGCGGTGCAGTACCAGCTTCGCCGGATGCAGCAGTCCGGCTGGCTGATTCTCGTGAGCGAGTCGAAGGGCGGGCGTGGGAACACGCGCGAATACCGAATCAATTCGGACTGGATAAACGGTGCAGAACTTGCACCCATTTCGTCGGGTTCAAAGGGTGCAAAAAATGCACCCAATGGAAAGGGTGCAAACGACGACGTAAAGGGTGCAACTGGCGACGTAAAGGGTGCAAATCACAGCACTAAAGGGTGCAAAGCTTTTGCACCCGAATCATCAGGAACCGTCATAGAACCATCAGAGAACCATCAACCCGCGCGGCGTGCGCCGCGAGTTGCGTTGCATGGCGAACTTCGATCGATCGAACTGCCGGGCTGGCTGCCTCTCGACGCATGGCTCGACTGGTGTGAGCACCGCGAGGCGAAAGCGTCGGAGAAGTCGGCACCGTGGACGCGCCCGGCGGCGAAGGTGTCGCTGCGCCGCCTCGAGAAGCTGAGAGAGCTTGGGCATGCCCCGGCGGACTGCATCGACGAAGCGGTGCTACGCGGCTGGACGGGGCTGTTCCCGGTGAAGCCGGACGGCACGGCGACGAGCGGGCAGGACGTTCCTTCCGATTGGCACAAGAGCGCACAAGGCGTCACTGACCGCGGTAAGCAACTCGGTATCGAGCAGCGCGACGGCGAAGTGTTCATGCGCTTCAAGGCGCGCGTCGTCAAGGCGGCCGGCCCCGGCGAGGCGATGGAGGAAATGCTGCGCGAGGCCGCCCGCTTCGGGAATGAGACATACGAGCAGTTGTACCGGTACTTCAACGACATCCCGCGAGATCAGGAGGCGACGTGACGAAGCGCACCTCTTGGCCGCTCGTTGTCCCCGAGGGAACGGCGATGGTTGGCACGGCACGCGTGCGTGACGAGCGGACCATTGGCCGAAGCTTCGCCGAGCGCGAGCTGGCGCGCCGCACGGGCAAGCAGCCGAACTCTGAATTCGACGAAATCGCGTCCGGCGACCTCGACAGGCCGCTCTTCACGCCGGTAATGACGGCGAAGCGCTCGAAGTACCGCAACACCAAGTGCGAGCACGACGGCATCAAGTTCGACAGCAAGCGCGAGCGGTCGCGATGGTTCGAGCTGATCAAGCAACAAGACGTCGGGCTGATCAGCGGTCTTCGGCGTCAGGTGGCGTTTGAACTGATCGCGCGTCAGCAGCGCTCCGACGGTTCGATCGAGCGAGCGGTCGAGTACGTCGCCGACTTTACCTATCGCAATTCGGAGGGGGAGTTTGTGGTTGAAGACGTGAAGTCAGCGGTGACACGGAAGAACAAAGACTACGTCATTAAACGAAAGCTGATGCTCCGAGAGCACGGCATCACGATTCAGGAGGTCGAGTGAAGAAGACGGTGAGCTTGAGCACGGGTAACTGGCTGATCTGTGATTGCTTGAAGCGGAAGGCAGGCCGCCGCGGGCTGACGATCGAGCAGATCGGATACGAAGCATCGATGACCACCGATACGGTGAAGGGACGCATACGAAACCTCCTCGGCAAGACGTACGTTGAACGGATCGAAGGTTCGCGGCCCGTTACGTACCGCTGCGCGCTCAAGGAACTTCCGCCGCCGACCGAGTCTCCGCAAGAGCGCTTTTTGAAGCGAGCAGCCGAACAGCATCGAGAGCGCAACGCGGCGATCGCGCACGCGGCATTCGCCATGGACAAGATGATTCGTTCCTGCGTGGTCGTTGCGCAACGCGATCGGCGCCAATGAAGCGAACGGGATTCAAGCGGAAGCCGCATTCGCCGTTCAGCAGCCTGACGCGAACGGTGACGCTGAAGAGGCAGAAGGCGATCGTGGCGCGGATCAAGCGGCCGACGGTCGCCGAGGGCTCAGAGTATTTGGCGGCCTGCCGTGGCGAGGAATGCTATCTGCGCGTGCCGGGCGTCTGCTGCTCGGTCGGGTGGTCGCATGAATCGGTCGTTGATTGTCACTCGAACCAGTCGAAGCATGGGAAGGGCGCCGGTATCAAGGCAAAGCACGAGTACACAGTGCCCGGATGTGGGCCTTGCCATTACTGGCTTGACTTTGGCCCCGCGGCACGTGCGACGAAGGTCGCAACATGGGACCGGGCATATATGGAATGGGAGCCGGTACGGGCTCGAAAGATGGGAGATGCAGATTGACAGTAAGGATGTGGGTTGAGATTCCCGACGGCTCGTATAGCGTGCCGAGACATCGCGGACGTGGCGGAATTATCGTCTGTGAGCGGAAGCGTGAGATCGACGCGACAGTATTTTGGATTGCTCGAATCGCAACCGTTAAGCGCCAGTTGGTCGCGGCCGTCGAGGTGGATGCGTTTATCCCCGAAATGCACCGATCGCGCATCCCGCAGTGCGACGGTCGGTGGGTGGAGCCGGGCGTCTTCCGGACGAAGGCATACGTGCATCGCAATCGGCATTCGCGCGTGCTCGGCGCATTCATCAAGAGCGGAGATAGCGCATGGGACGTGCGGGGGATGTCTTGAGCGCCTATCTCTATTTCGACTTGGGCGAAATTGCGGAGCCCGTGGCAAAGATGGCAGTGCGCCGCAATGAAGCGAGCACCGGACACCGCGTCATTGCCTTTCCCGGCTGCCCGCTCGAGGGCGTCGAACTCGAAGACGGCCAAATCGAAATGCGATTTCCGCGCAGCGAGGAGATACGCACCGTCCTGATTAACTGGCTGATGTACTGGGGTATCCCGTTTCGCGTTCTTCCATGAGACAACATATGGATTTCATCTTCGACAGCACTCGCCAGGCGCTGCACGTGTCGTTCTTGATTCTGGCGAGCGAGCCACGCGCGAAGAACGTGCTCCGAACGGCACTCATTCGCGCAATGGAGCTCGAGCCGGAGCTGTCGGAGGATCAGCGCAAATGGCTAGGGCAGCTGATCGGCTCGCCCGCCGAGTCAACCGTCAACTTCAGTGGGCTCAACATGGCGGAAGTGCGGGCACAATGCGCCGCCGTGGTGAGCGCGGTCCGCACGAAGCTGATGGACGTCGAGAAATGGGCGGTGATCGCGCGTTTCGGGCAGATGGGAGATACGCGGGACGCCGACGGCGTGAAACGCTTCTACTTCCTCGCCGAGCGCGCTGAGGCGATCCAGAGACTTTCGCGTTGGCTGGAGCCGTCTTTCCCCGGCATTTCGAACCTCGCGCTCGACTGTCTGCTCGCTCGGCTGTATGCAAATCACGCACAGGCGACGATCAGCTTTCGCGATCTTGAGCGCAGCTTCGGCGCGAGCCATATGACGTACAAGCGCGCGCACGTAAGGATTGAGCAGCGCTTGCGAGAAGTGGAGGCGTTGGCAGTGGCGCGGCTTACGCCATATTTCGAGGAGACCGGGCTGGTAAACGGTACCTCCGAAAGCGTGTGACCGGTTTTTCGACGAGCCGGCGCGCTTTTTCAGTGCCATTGCAGTGCAGCAGGTTGATCGTGGCGGTTAGCGTCAAGGTTGTCGCAATTTGTCGTGGTCGTTGCCGCCGGTCGCCCCATATCAGGCCAGGTGACAGCTATCAAAGGAGCAACAGCCGCTCCCTCGGACATGTTATTCGGTAGGCTCAACGGAGAACTGCTGCTTGGAGATCGGTGCGGCAACAAGAGCCAATGCTCGTTGAGGCCACCGTGCACGCGTTAGTTCGGCGGCTCGCATAATCGCGGAGGGGCCGCCGCTCTGGCGGCGAAATACTATCAACGATATTCTATCGGCACTTAAAAAGTTGAATGGCTGCCCTCCGGTAGTACGCTGTGGAACGCAACGCGAATACGGCTTGAAAAGTGGACGTTGTTTTTCGTCTTTACTATGCTACTCATGTATACGCTAGCGTGGTCGGCTCTTGTTCAATGCGGCCTCTCAGGATTAGTCTCCGGCTTTCACCCAGAAACAAGTCGTGCCTTTCGATAGGGGAGGTGTGATGGACAAGTACGCAACCGAGCAGTTCGCTTCTTTGGTCGGACAAATTGACCAGATTGTCGAAAAGGTATCGCTTTCGCAAGATCTACGAGAGTCCGAGATCCGCAGCGTTTTGCGCTTCGTTTCGCAGGTAATCCAGGTTGTAGAGCAGGCGTTTCAGGATGTACTAACCCTATTGGTCGAAATAAAATATCTCGAGCCGAAAGACATTTATTCTGGAAAGCTAATGCAGATTCAAAAACAGGTGGAGCTTCTCACCGCGAGGAGCCACTACAGGGATGCTGCGGAAATTTGCAGCCGCCTGAAATATTTGCGTGGCACATTTGACGAATCTATTCTTCCGAGTCTTCAAAAGCTGCCGGAGTGTACGGGATGGAATGGCGTATTCGGTCTTATCGAAGAGCGAGAAGGCATGATTATTAATCACATTAACTATGTTGCTTCGACACTCGATTCGATGTTGAGCTCGCTAACCGCAGATAAGTTGCCAGAGCTAAGGCAGTGGAGCGGCCCCACGTATCTGAGGACACGAGGACGCTCTTAAAATAAGGGATAGTCTTGTGCCTATCAGTAAGCCTAGTCATTACGTGGAAAGCATCGAAATTCTGACCGAGCCGGAGCGCCGTCGTCGGCGCACGGCGCAAGAAAAAATCGCCATCGTGCAGGAAACATTGGAACCGGGAGCGTCGGTGTCGGCCGTCGCACGTCGGCACGGCGTCAATGCCAACCAGGTGTTCGGCTGGCGCAAGCAATACCAGGAAGGCAGTCTGGCGGCGGTGAAGGCAGGCGAAAGCGTTGTGCCGGCATCTGAGCTGGCCGCCGCCATCAAGGAAATCAAGGAACTGCAACGGCTACTCGGGAAGAAGACGCTGGAGGTCGAAATCCTGAAAGAAGCCGTGGAATGGGGCCGTTCAAAAAACCTGATTGCGCGCTCGCCCTTGCTGCCGGGGGACGACCGATGAAGACGGTCTGCGAAGTTCTCGGCGTGGCGCGCTCTGCCGTGGCGGTAAAGCGAACTCGCTCGTCCGACTGGCGCGATGGTCGCCGTGCCCGCGTGACCAACGATGCCGGGCTGGTCGAGGAGATTCAGGCCCATGTGGCGCATCTGCCGACCTACGGCTACCGGCGTGTCTGGGCGCTGCTGCGCCGCAGTCGGGAGCAGACCGGTGCGCCGTGCATCAACGTCAAGCGCGTGTATCGGGTCATGCGGGAGCATCAGTTGCTGCTGCGCCGCCCCGGCGTGCGGCGAGACAAGCGGCGACATGACGGTCGCGTTGCCGTGGACCGCAGCAACACCCGCTGGTGCTCCGATGGCTTCGAGTTCCGGTGCGACGATGGTACGCCGCTGCGCGTGACGTTTGCGCTGGACTGCTGCGACCGCGAGGCGATGAGCTGGGCAGCGACGACCGGCGGGCATAGCGGTGATGTGGTGCGCGACGTGATGCTGGCCGCCGTCGAACAGCGCTTCGGCACCACGCAGGCCGCGCAGCCCATCGAATGGCTGACGGACAACGGCTCGGCCTACATCGACCACCGCACGCGCAGCTTCGCTCGCGAACTGGGTCTTGAGCCGCTGACCACGCCGGTCCGTTCGCCGCAGAGCAATGGCATGGCCGAATCGTTCGTGAAGACCATGAAGCACAATTACGTCGCCTATATGGACAAGTCTGACGCACCAACAGCGCTCTCGCGTCTGGCTATCGCGTTTGAACACTACAATGAGCGCCACCCGCACAAAGCCCTGAAATACCGCTCGCCTCGCGAGTTCAGGCGTAATGCGGTGTCATCAACCTAACGGTGTCCGCCTGTCCTGAGTTACAGGGGCAACTCCAGGCAGAAGGTTGGCACGCTCGCTCAGGAGTTTCGGGAGAAACTGGCAGAACTTCATGACTTGAACGGTCAGATACTTGGGTACTCGGGCAGAGACGGACTACTGGAAATGACGCGGGACCGCCGGGAACTGGAACGGGAGATCAAAATCATGGTCGATAATCGAGATCAGCGAGATCAGAGTGTCACACACGGCCATCGTATTGAAGCACATGGGGGCAGTACCTTCAAGGATGTGATCGTAAGCAACTCTATTCAAGATAGCTTCAACAAAATCCGGCAACATCGTGACAATGATGATCTAAAAGAAAAATTAGAGTCCTTGGCATCGAAAGTGCAGGAGCTTTTGCCTCTGCTTTCCACTGACACGAGAGCCGAGGCTGAGCAAGACCTAGCAAACCTAGTCAATGAGGCAACAAAAGAACCACCGCGTCAAAGGTGGTATGAGCTGAGTGCTAGCGGGTTAATTGAAGCTGCCAAAACAGTCGCCAGTATGGCACCATCAATTACTGCTGTTGTGAATGATGTGGTCACGATGCTGCGATCAGCATAAAGCCCTCTTAGGGCATCGGATGATCAAGTATCGTCGGATTCGCAATAGCGATGGTAGGAGGGGGACATTTTCGATGCGCGTCGATGGCAATTGAGCGGTCGTTGTACGTCATAGAGGCGACGCTCGAATGTTAGGATGGCGGCACGGCCTAACGGCACTTCGTGGCTGGAATCGGTTCTGCGGTGAATTTCTGCAATCTGCCCTAAGCAGTCCGTCGCCTTGCTCTGAAGCGGACATTCAACGCCGTTCTTCAGCGCCTAAAACATGCTGGCGTGACTTTTGCGCAACTTGAAGGCATGACAGCATGTATTTGTCCATTGACGTTGAACCAGAATTAGTCCCGGCCGGAAGTGGAGATTTCCGGCCTGTGGCTAGATCAGCTTATCGATGGAAAGGCACAGCATTTTTGCCGTCAGCGAGACTGGCTGCATCATCGCTGGCGGTCATCGGCGCTCGTGGCTATCGGGGCCGGCTGTGAATCGCGAGTGAGCCGGGTGAAATGTCAGGGCATCCGGTTGTCCGGTGGCGTTCTACACCGTGACGGTCTCGATTCCGATCACGGCATAGTTTTCCAAGAATGTCTCGGCCTCGATGTGTTGCCCGACCGTCAGCACCCCGTCCTCCTTCGTGCGGTATTGCGGCTTGAAGTCGAGCGACAAGTGATAACTGGGGCTGTTTGGGAATTTGCTGGCGAAGAAGTAGTGCAACCCATCCGCTACGACCGTTGCGGGGAACACGTAGACATCCGGCTCTTTGCCCTTGATTGCCAGATCCACACAGCAAACAAATCGGCGGTTCGCTGGTATCTTGTCCGCGCGCGGGTTCGCGTATTTCTGTTGGAGCAGCCAGCGGCGAGAGTTTGACGCGGACGATTTGATTTCAAGGAAGGCTGAGTTGCCGCTCTTGTCGAACACGAGAACGTCGTAGCCGATAGTCGTACCCCATTGCAGTGCCACCATGTAGCCACGCTGAGTCAGGCGTGAGGCGACCAGAAACTCGCCTGCCAGCCGGTTGAGGTTCTTCTTTTCGTTGCTGACCTTCGCGTTCGCCGCCATTCCCCAGTTCTCCGCTGAACCGCGTGGGCGTGCCACATACCTACTTGACGCTCCTGTTACAGCAGTATATGATTTTCACCACGCTGCACAAGTTGCATGCGAGAAGCCCCGCCGGTTCGCCGCGCGGGGCTTTTTCATTTCCGCGCCCGGAGTTGCTATGGCCGTTCTGATGTTTCGCAGTCGTCCGCACTGGGTGCGTGCGGCTGTGGCGGTCATCGCGTTCATGCGACTGCATTACGCAGGCCGACGAGACGAGCGACATTGCGCTACGACTGTGCGGGCGGCGGCTCGATCAAGTCGTCGACGGGCACTGCAAGTGCGCTGGCGATCTTAGACAGCACGTCGGTAGTGCCGACGCGCTGCCGGGTTTCGATCTGGCTGAGATACGGTTTGCTGATGCCGGCTGCTGCGGCGAGCGCATCTTGCGTCATGCGCAGATGATTGCGCCAAGCTCGAACAGGGTGATCGCCCGCCAGTTCAGCATCGAGCACAGCGGCCGGGATGCGGCGGCCATCGTCGCTTGCCTTGGCCTGCGCGTAGAGCGCTTCATCTTCGAGATCTTCGATTAGGTCCTTCACGCGGTCCCACAGTTCGATGGGGACCACGGCAAAGGCCCGGTGGCCGTCCTGCTCGATAAATTGAACTTCGGTCATTTGTAGGCACCTCCACGGGGTTTGACGGCCAGCACAACGATCACGACGCGGCCATCTTCGATTTCGTACAACACACGCCAATCGCCAACTCGGAGCCGGTAGCCGGGTTGGCCTGCCAGCTTCTTTGCGTTCGGATTCGGTGCGTAGGGATCGGCAGCCAGTGCATCGATCTTTGCCCGAATCGTCGCCGAAATGTTGCGCGGCATTGCCTTGAGGGCTTGGGCGGCTTGTTTGGTGAATTCGATTGAGTGCATGAACGTATGTTAGCAGATTGCTAACATGTATGCAAATAAAGTTAGCGGAGGTTGAGAAATGGCTCGACGCCCGATGAAACCACGCAAGCACCGGGGGTACGGCGCGCTCGTCGCTGGGGGCGAGGGTGAGTAGACCGAAGCTCCAGACGCTGAAGCCTCGCATTCAAGTGACGGCTCCGATGCGCGTGCCCACGCTTGAGGCGAAGGCTGGCTCAACACCGCGCATTCGTGGTCGGAGTTGGATGCAGACGCGCGAGCGCATCGCCATTGCCCAGCAGTTCAAGTGTCAGCGATGCGGCTGTGCATGGATGTCGTGGCGCGATCAGGTTGACCACGATGTGCCGCTCGAACAGGGCGGCAGCAACGACGATGAGAACCTGAGACTGCTGTGTGACGACTGCCACAAGGCGAAGACCGCCGACGAGGCGCGCGCCCGGGCTGGGTGCGTGTAAGCGCAATCTATTCTCATTTGTTGGCGGGGTAGGGGGAGGTAAATCTCTGGCGGCCCGTATCGCTGGACACCGATCCCTCCCCCACGCGCAGAAAATTTCCCCTTTTCAGGATTTTGTTAATGGCTTTAACAGCGAAAAAGCGGAAGTTCGCCGACGCTGTTTTAGCCGGCAAGTCCAATAAGGACGCGGCTATCGCGGCAGGCTACAGCCCCGCGACGGCATCGTCGGCCGGATCGCGCCTTGTTAAAGACAAGGATGTGGTCCTGTATCTCGCCGCGAATCGAGTGCAGTCGGAATCCGGGGTCGTTGGAGACGCGCCGCAGTCGCCGCCGCCGCAGAAGCCGGCCAGCTTCGACCTGGACGCGATGACGAACTTCACTGACCCGAAGGCGTTTCTTCTCGCAGCCATGAACGATTCGCGAACCGAGCCGAAGCTGCGTATCGACGCGGCGAAGGCGCTGATGCCGTTCGTGCATAAGAAGCTCGGCGAGGGGGGCAAGAAGGAGCAGAGCGCCGAGGCGGCGAAGAAGGCCGCGGGTCGATTCGCGCCGGCGGCTCCGCCACGGTTGGTCGCTAACGGTGGCAAGAAGGTCGACTGATGGAATGGACAACGGCATGCCCGGATTGGGAAACGAGGTTGATCGAGCGTCGATCGATCATTCCGCCACCGATTTTCCCGGACCAGGCGGAGCAAGCGGTCGCGATCTTCAAAGAGCTGCGGGTTAGCGATCTTCCCGGCAAGCCGACGTTTGGCGAGTGCAGCGAGCAATGGGTATTCGATTTCGTAGCCGCAATCTTCGGCGCGTACGACGCCGATACGGGCAAGCAGCTGATTCGTGAGTTCTTCCTGCTCATCAGCAAGAAGAACACGAAATCAACAATTGCGGCCGGGATCATGCTGACGGCCGTCATTTTGTGCTGGCGCGAGGAAGAGGAGCACCTGATTCTCGCTCCTACGAAGGAAGTTGCCGACAACAGCTTCAAGCCAGCGGCGGGCATGATCCGCGCAGACGAGGAGCTATCTGCGCTGTTCCATATTCAGGATCACATCCGCACGATCACGCATCGTGTCAGTCGAGCCACGCTGAAGGTTGTGGCTGCCGATACCGATACGGTATCGGGCAAGAAGTCCGGTCGAATCCTCGTCGATGAGCACTGGGTGTTCGGGAAACGGGCCAATGCTGAAGCCATGTTCATGGAGGCCACTGGCGGTCAGGTGTCGCGCGACGAAGGATGGGTGATCTATCTGTCGACGCAAAGCGACGAGCCGCCCGCCGGGGTGTTCAGGGAGAAGTTGCAGTACTACCGCGACGTCCGGGACGGCAAGATCGACGACAGGAAGTCGCTCGGCGTGCTGTACGAGTTCCCTGCCAAGATGATCGAGACGAAGGCGTATCTCGATCCGCGCAACTACTACATCACGAACCCCAACCTCGGTCGATCAGTTAGCGCCGAATGGCTTGAGGATCAGCTCACAAAGAATCGATCGAAAACCGACGGGTCGTTTCAGCAGTTCCTCGCCAAACACCTGAACATCGAGATCGGCATGAACCTCCGGTCCGATCGCTGGGCCGGGGCGGAATTCTGGGAGGTTGCGGTGCGTGTGCCGCGAATCTCTCTCGAAGAAGTGATCGACCGCAGCGAGGTAATCGACGTCGGCATTGATGGCGGCGGCCTGGACGACTTGCTCGGGGTTGCTGTCATCGGTCGTGAGCGAGATACCCGGCGTTGGCTGCTGTGGACGCATGCCTGGGCGCATTTCTCCGTGTTCGAGCGGCGGAAAGAGATTGCGCCGCGGTTGCGCGACTTCGAGAGTGCGGGCGATCTCACCGTTGTGAGCCAGATCGGCGACGACGTGACCGATGTTGCTGAAATCGTCGCGACTATCGAGCGCGCCGGGCTACTCGACCGAGTGGGAGTCGATCCGGCCGGCATCGGAGGGGTACTCGATGCTCTGGTCGAGGCGGAGGTGCTGCAGGACAAGGTCATTGGGATATCGCAGGGGTGGAAACTGTCCGGCGCGATCAAAACCGCCGAGCGCAAACTCGCCGAAGGCGTTCTGGTGCATGGCGGTCAGGATTTGATGGGGTGGTGCGTCGGAAATGCACGTGTTGTGCCGGTCGGAAACGCCGTGAATATCACGAAACAGGTGTCGGGGACTGGGAAGATCGATCCGCTGATGGCCATGTTCAACGCGATTTCCCTCATGGCGTTGAATCCCGACAGTCGTTCAAGTATTCACGAATTCTTCGAGAGTCCCATCATCGTATGAGCCAAAGCAAGCAAAAGGCGCCAGGGCGCATCAAGTCCGGCATCCTGAAGTGGCTCGGCGTGCCGATTTCGCTCACAGATGGCTCATTCTGGTCAGCGTGGGGTGGGCTCGAGTCGTCGAGTGGCGAAACGGTCACGGTCGATTCAGCGATGCAGTTGTCAGCGGCATGGGCGTGCGTGCGTCTCATTGCCGAAACGGTGGCGACGCTACCGCTCAACCTGCACCAGAAGGGGGCCGACGGCACGCGGTCACTTGCGATCTCGCATCAGCTTTACGAAGTGCTCCACAACCAGCCGAACGCGGACAACACCGCGGTTGAATTCTGGGAAGTCATCGTCGCTTCGATGTTGCTGTGGGGAAACGGATATGCCCGCAAGCTGCGGTCGGCCGGAACGATCATCGGTCTCGAACTGATGTTGCCGCAGCGCATGACGGTAAAGCGACTCACGACAGGCGCACTGCAGTACACCTATCGCGACATCGACGGCAGCGGACTTGTGCTCACCGAGGACGATGTCCTGCATTTCCGAGGATTCAGCCTGAACGGCTGGATGGGGGTGTCCGTGATTGCCTATGCGCGTGAGGTATTCGGCAATGCAATCGCGGCGAACAAGACGAGCAGCAGCGTATTCAAGAACGGACTGCGTCCGTCTGGCGTCCTATCGACGGACCAGGTTTTGCAAAAGGACAAGCGGGAAGAGATTCGCGGGAGCCTTGCCGCGCAGTTCGGCGGCGCGATGCAGGCTGGTAAGACGATGGTGCTGGAAGCGGGCATGAAATACCAGGCGATCACCATGAACCCGGGTGACGTCCAGTTGCTTGAGACAAAGGCGTTCAACGTCGAGGAAATCTGCCGTTGGTTCCGCGTTCCACCGTTCATGGTGGGGCACAGCGAAAAATCGACCAGTTGGGGGACCGGTATCGAGCAACAGATGATCGGCTTTCTCACCTTCGCGCTGCGCCCTTGGCTGACGCGTATCGAGCAGGCTATCCGACGAGGTTGCCTCACGCCGCAGGAACGCACGAAGTACTTCGCCCAGTTCTCCGTCGAGGGTCTGCTCCGTGCAGATAGTGCAGGGCGTGCGAGCTTCTATTCAACGATGACTCAGAACGGGATCATGACGCGTGATGAGTGTCGAGCGAAGGAAAACTTGCCGCCGATGGATGGCAATGCCGCAGTGCTGACGGTTCAGTCAGCGTTGCTCCCTATCGACAAACTAGGCGAGAGGACGGCCGCTGCGGCTGCGCAAGATGCCTTGAAAGCGTGGCTCTCCCAGGAGGAAAAAACACATGCAGCGCAAGAGCAGTAAGGGCGGCTATAAGGTCCGTGCCTTCGATCTCGATGTCAAGTCGGTCGACGACGCCGGCGAGTTTTCGGGGTATGGGTCGGTGTTTGGGGTCGTCGACAGCTACCAGGAGATTGTCGCTCCGGGAGCCTTCTCCAATAGTCTCGCGGCGCTCAAGAAGAGTGGCCGGGCATTGCCGATCCTGTGGCAGCACGACTCGTATACACCGATCGGATCGTGGACCAACCTCAAGGAGGACGACAAGGGCCTCTACGGCGATGGCGATCTGTGGATCGACGAAGCGCCGAATGCAAAGATCGCGTATCGAGGAATGAAAGCAAAGGCCATCACGGGACTGTCGATCGGCTACTACGTGCTTTCGTCGGATTACAACGAAAAAACGGGGATTCGCACGCTGAACGAAGTCGATCTGGTCGAGATCAGCATCGTTACTAATCCGGCAAACGCTGATGCGCGAATCGACGCAGTGAAATCGATCATCGCGCACGGCGGATTGCCGTCACTTCCGGAATTCGAGCGGTTCCTGCGCGAGGCAGGCTTCTCGAAGTCCATGGCCGCGGTTATCGCCAATCGCGGCCTGAAACATCTGCTCCAGAGTGAGTCTGGTGACGTGGCGAACGACGTGAATCGGCTGCTGGACGGCCTCAAATCTCTTACTTTCAAGGAATGAACATGGGTCACATGAACGAACCGCGACAGTTCGGCCGCAAGAGCGGTAGCGACTCGCACTCGGAGCAAGTGCTCGAAACCGTCACGAAGGAACTCAAGCGCATCGGCGACGAAGTGAAATCCGCCGGCGAGAAGGCGCTCGCTGAAGCGAAGAAGGCTGGGGACCTGGGCGCAGAAACGAAAGCCACGGTCGACGAGCTGTTGATCAAGCAAGGTGAACTCCAAGCCCGCCTGCTGGAGGCCGAGCAAAAGCTGGCTCGCGGCGGCGGTAGCGCCGAACCCGAAGTGCCGAAGACGCTTGGTCAACTCGTGACCGAATCCGAGGAGATGAAGGGGATGGACGGAAGCGCGCGCAAGTCGGTGCGCGTTCGCGTCGATCGCAAGAGCATCATGAACGTACCGGCAACGGTCGGTGCCGGCGTCAGCGGCAGCAACTCGCTGGTCGCGGCAGACCGTCAAGCCGGGATCATCGCTCCGCCGCAGCGGCAGATGACGATTCGCAATCTGCTCATGCCCGGCCAAACGTCGTCGAGCAGCATCGAGTACACCGTCGAAACCGGCTTCACGAACAACGCCGCGACAGTCGCCGAGGGTGCGCAGAAGCCGACTTCGGATCTGACGTTCAACCTGAAGAACCAGCCGGTTCGCACGATCGCGCATCTGTTCAAGGCGTCGCGCCAAATTCTCGACGATGCGCCGGCGCTGCAGTCGTACATCGACGGCCGCGCCCGGTATGGCCTCCAACTCGCCGAGGAAAATCAACTGCTCAAGGGTGACGGCACGGGAGCGAACATCCTCGGCATCTTGCCGCAAGCGTCGGCATTCGCGCCGTCCATCACGCTCACGAATGCGACGCCGATCGACAGGATTCGTCTGGCGCTTCTGCAGGCGGTTCTCGCCGAATTCCCGGCGACCGGGATCGTCCTGAATCCCATCGACTGGGCATCGATCGAGCTGACGAAGGACGCCCAGGGGCGCTATATCGTCGGCAATCCGGTCAACGGTACGACGCCGCGACTGTGGAATCTGCCGGTCGTCGAGACGCAAGCCATGACGGCGAACGAATTCCTCGTCGGCGCCTTCTCGATGGCGGCGCAGATTTTCGATCGCATGGAGATCGAGGTTCTGCTGTCGACCGAGAACGTCGACGATTTCGAAAAGAACATGGTGTCGATCCGCGCCGAGGAGCGTCTGGCGCTTGCGGTCTACCGCCCGGAATCGTTCGTGACCGGTTCGTTGGCGGAGAAAGCCGGCAACTGATCGGCGTTTCGCAACTGACAGCGGCCACCTTTGGGTGGCCATTTTTTATCACGGTGCTGACGATGAACAACCCGAATCAAGTGTGGGTGAAGCCCATACGCACATACGGCGGCGTGGACGGGGACAAGAACCCGGCGAGCGCGCCATATCCGGTTTCGCGTCAACGTGCGGCCGAGCTGCGGGCAAATGGCCTCGTTCGCGACGCTGATCCGCCGGAATCGAAGGCCGTGGCCCCGGCGCCTGCGAACAAGAAGGCCGCTGCGCCGCAAAACAAAGGGCGGACGTAATTGATGAAAGGTCAAACGCCCATTGTCTCGCTCGAGTTGGCGCTCGCGCACCTGCGGGAGGATGAAGGTGTCGCAGACGACCTCATCAGGATCTACATCAACGCAGCGACGCAGTCTGCATCGGACTACATCGACCGCAAGATCTACGCGAACGATGAGGAAATGCAGGCGGCGATAGCAGAACAAACCACAGATGACGATCCGGTGGTTGCAAATGATGTGATTCGCACAGCAATTCTGCTGACGATCGGCAAGCTATACGCCTATCGCGAGGATGTCGTTGCGGGCACGTCCGCGAGCGTCATGGAACTTCCGAGTGGGGCGAAGGCACTGTTGTTCCCATACCGTACGGGCCTCGGGGTTTGATCATGCTGAGATCTGGCGATCTGACAGAGAGAATTTCGCTTGAGAAGCGCGGAGGCGGTGAAAACGAGAACGGTGAGCCTTTGCCCAATGACTGGGTGGTGCATGCAAGCGTTTGGGCGAATGTGCGGTTTCTGAGTGGGAAGGAGTACGTCGTCTCGGGGGCTGTCCGTAGCTCCGCCGTCGCGAGCATGAGGATTCGATTCCGACTCGATGTCGATAGTGAAATGCGGGTTCGATACGGCGATCAAATTTACGACATCGTCGCAGTGCTGCCGAACTGTGCGAAAGGGTATCTCGACCTGTCGGTGAAGGTGGGAGAAAAGTATGTCTAGTGTGCAGATCGTTGGCTTGAACGACCTTCGGGTCGACTTCGAACGGCTCGCGAAATCGCAGTCGCGCGCTGCGTTGCGGAAAGCGACGCTCGCGGGTGCAGTCATCATCCGCGACGAGGCGCGTAAGCGCGCACCGAAGAAGACCGGGAAGCTGCGCCGTAATATCGTCTCGGCCGCACTTCGGCAGAAAGACGCTCCGGGCTTGGCGACCGCGGGCGTGCGTGTCCGGACGAAGGGCAAGGCCGATTCACCGAACAACGCGTTTTACTGGCGCTTCGACGAGTTCGGCACGCAGTACATGAAGGCACAGCCGTTTATGCGGCCGGCGTTCGATGCGTCGATCGCGGAGGCCGAAGGAGCGATTCGCACTGAGCTGGCGCACGCGATCGATCGTGCGCTCGGAGGGCGACAGTGAGCACGATCGTCATTCGCGACGCCTTGCAGGGCATAGGTGGTGCGAAGGGGTATCTCGGCGTCGCACCGACGAAGGCGCCAGCGCCGTATTTCGTCGTGACGCGCGTACATGGCGCGCTCGACATGGCGCTCGCCGGGCCGACTGGCGGTCGGTCTGGCTCCTTTCAGATCGACTGCTACGCGCCGACGTTCACCGACGCCGATCGGCTTGCCGACTTGGCAATCGATCGTGCTATGTCGGTTCAGGATCGGTTCTCGGTTGGAGGTGTCGACGAACTGCCGGACGACTATTCGCCGGACACAGGACTTTTCCGCATCAGCTTGGAACTGTCGGTCGAGTTCTGACCGACGACACGACGATTCATTTGGCCCGCCGCGTGCGGGCCTTTTCATTTGTGAGGGGCATATGGCAGCAGAGAGAAGCAAGCGTACCAAGGCACAGGGAACGAAGGTCGAGGTGTCGAAAGTGGCGTCGACGGACCTCGACGCGGCAGATCTGGTGTTCGTCGATCTGAGCGCGACGGGCAAACAGATCCAGTGGCAGGGCGGGCAGTCGGAAGAAATCGACGCGACGACGTTCGCGAGCGACGAAAAGGAATCCGAGCTCGGCTTGCCCGATCCGGGCGAATTCTCGGTCGACGGTAATTACCAGTCGAACGACGAAGGGCAGAACATTCTGCGTGCCGCACGTGCGACGGGTGAAAAGCACGTGTTCCGCGTCACGTTCGCCGACAAATCGCAGTTTCTGTTTGCCGGCATGGTGCGTCAGTACACGTGGGCGGCGTCGGTCAATGGGCTGATCTCGGCAACGTACAGCGTTCGCGTGAGCGGCGCGCCGAAGCTTGTGCCGCCGCCGGCGGCGTAATTCCGAAACGCAGATAGGAGATGAGCATGGAAAGCGAAAACCAAGGCGTCGCGAATTTGCGCGCGGCGGTGCTGAACCCGCTGATCGGTTGGCGGCACGAACTGATGAGCGTACCGGAATGGAACAACGAAAGGATCGCTGTGCGCGAGCCGACCGTCGGCGACCGCATGTTCTGGATCGAAGCGCTTCGGGACATCGCCGGGGTGACGGAGGGCGACGACGAAACAGCAGTTCGCGAGAAATTCACGCGCGCGAGCGACGACGCACACGTGCAGGCGAATGCGCGGCTGTTCGTTCGCGTCGTGTTCGGTGAAACGCCGGACGGCTGGCGGCGGTTGTTCTCGGACGCCGATGCGCCCGCGGTCGCAACGGCGTTCGGCGCCGTGCACAACCGCATCGTCGTGAAGGCGCTGGAGTTCGGCAAGCTCGACGTCGATCCGGTCGAAGACGCAAAAAAGCCTTCCGCCGAACCCCAGGCCTCCGCTTCCTGATGTCGCTCGCGCTGCGGCTCGGCAAGACGTTAGCCGAGCTGTGCGAGCAGATGTCGTCCGCCGAATTGGTCCTCTGGATCGGGTACGACGCGGAATCGCCGGTTGCAGATGATCGTGCGGATCTGCATGCGGCGATGATCGCGGCGGCGGCGTTCCAGTCGCAGGGCGCGAAGGTGAAGGTGTCGGACATGATGCCGAACTGGTCCGGCGCGCCCGTGGCGGACGAGGAAGAGGAAGGGGGCGGCGATTCGTTTCAAGCCGCCCTGATGCGCATGGCGAAGTAGGCGAGAAAACACTATGGCAACGAGCCTTCGCGAGCTGATCGTCAGCGTTACGGCAAATACGACCGAATACGACCGCCGCATGCGCGGTCTCGCGTCGACGGCCGGCTCGTATTTCAACGCTGTCCGCGATGGCGGGCGGACAGCGGACGCGGCGTTTGCTTCGAACGCCGCGAGCGTGCAGGTTACGGTGCGCGCGCTCGACGCGGCGCGCAGCTCGATCCGCGAATACGCGCAGGCCGCCGCGGCGGCGTTCGGCGTGCATCAACTGATCGAGTATGCCGACGAGTGGACGAACCTGAGCAACCGGCTTCGGATCGTCACGCGCGATCAGGTCGATTTCGCGGTCGCACAGAACGATGTGTTGCGCATCGCGCGCGACACGCGGCAGCCGCTCGACGCGACGGCCGAGCTGTATCAGCGGATCGCGAACAACACGTCGCACCTCGGCCTGACGATCAAGCAGGTCGGGCCGCTGGTCGAGACGATCGGTAAGGCGGTTGCGCTGTCGGGCGTCTCGGCCGATACGGCGCGGCTCGGTATCGTGCAGCTTGGGCAGGCGTTCGCCGCCGGCCAGTTGCGCGGGCAGGATCTGAAGAGCGTGCTCGAAGAGCTGCCGGGCGTTGCCGACGCGATTGCGCGCGGCATGGGCACGAGCACGGCGCAGCTCAAGTCGCTTGCGGAAGACGGCAAGCTCACGGTCGAGAACCTGATCGACGCGCTGACGCGTGCCGGGGCAAGCACCAACGACCTGTTCGGCAAGGTCAACATGACGGTCGGGCAGGCGATGACGCGCCTGCAGACGGAGATCGTCGCGTACGTCGGGAAGGCGAACGACGCGACCGGCGCGAGCCAAAAGCTCGCGCAGAGCATCACGTACGTCGCGGATCACCTCGACGGCATCGTGAAGCTCGGGGTGTCGCTCGCGGCCGGTCGGATTGCCGTGTACTTCGGGCAGACCGCAGTCGCGGCGACGCAGGCGGCGACCGCGTGGGTCGGGGCACGCCGGGCGCTCGTCGAGGAAACGGTCAAGCAGCACGAAGCGGCGCAGGCGGCGCTTGCCAAGGCGCAGAGCGATCGCGACGCCGCGGCGGCGAAGCTGCAGAACGCCCAGGCGGCTGAAGCATCGGCGCAGGCCGAGCTCGCCGGTATGCGCGCGATGCGCGAAAGTCTCGCGATGCAATCGGCGCTGACGGTTGGATCAATCAAGTACACCGAGGCGAAGCTCGCCGAGGCGCGCGCCGTCGAGGCGTCGGCGCAGGCGCATGTCGCGACCGCGCGATCGAATCTCGCGAATAGTCAGGAAATCGGCACTCGAATCGCCGGCTTGCCGTATGCCGCGATCATTGCGCGCGAGACGGCCGCTGCGCAGCAAGAGCTTGAGCGCGCCGAGGCATCGCTCGCGCTCGCGCAGCAGCGCCGCACCGCGCTCGAGGCGGCAGCGAAGCAAGGGGCGATCGACAAGGTGCGCTATACCGCGTCGCTCACCGAAACCGACCGCGGGCTCGCGCAGGCCGAACGCGACGTCGCGCTCGCCACACAGGCGCGCGAGCGCGCCGAACGTTCCGCGGCGACGACGTCGGCGGGCCTGACGGCGGCGTCCGAGCGCGCGGCGGTGGCGCAAACGGCGCTCGCGCGTACCGGTTCGATGATGCGGTCGCTCGGGTCGGGTTTTCTGGCGGCCGTCGGCGGCTTGCCCGGCATTCTGGCGACGGTAGGCACGGTGGCGCTCGGCGCCGCCGCGAACTGGCTGCTGTTCCGTGACAACGCGAGCAGTGCGACGTCGAGTCTGATCGACATGCAGGCGCCGCTCGATCAGATCATCGACAAGTATCGGCAACTGACGCCGCTGTTGCAGGAATCCGAGCGGCTACGTACCAAGCAAGAGACGTCGCGCGCGGCCGACGACGCGCAGTCCGCGTACCGGAGCCTCGCGACGCGGGCGGCGCAGAGTGTCATGGTGCCGACGTTCGGCGACGCGCCGTCGGTGGTCTCGGATGCAGATCAAGCGGCGCTTGATCGATTCCTCGCCGGTCTGGATCGCCTCAAGACATCGAACCTCGGTGTCGACGAGAAATCGCGCGAGATCGGGCAACTGATCGACCGCTTCGTGTCGGCGACGAGCGGTGGCGAGGCGCTGCGCGACGAGCTGGTGCGGGCCGCTGGCGCGATCGACACGGCTGGCCTCGCGTCGCAGAAAGGCGCACAGGCACTCGCCGCAATGGACGCGGCCGCAAGGGGCGCTGCCGACGGCGTGCGGCTGCTTTCTGACGCGAACAACTTCTTTGCCGGCGGTATGGCGTCGGAGGCTTGGGAGAAGTACGTCCACAAGCTGAAGGAGGAATCCGACGTCATCGGCATGACGTCCCGCCAGAAGGCCGAATACGAGGCGCGGACGAAGGGCGCGAACGACGCGCAGGCGCGAATGGCCGGGCTGCTTGCCGGTCGCGCGGACGCGTATAAGTCGCTTGAGAAAGCGATTGCCGACAAGGATTCGAAAGCCGCGGCGGGCGCGCGAACCAACATCGACAACCTGACGCGCGAGCTCGCGCTGATGAATCAGCAGATGGTGGTGGCGGCGGCGCTCGCCGAGTTTCAAGCCGATCTGTCGAGCAAGAAATTCGAGAAGTTCGGTTTCAACGCCGACGCGGCGCGCGCCGCAGCCTCGGCGCGCGGGCAGCAGGCGTTCGACGAGACGGTCGCCGCCGCTGCGGCGCAGACGTCGCGCGTGTCGACCAACGCGGCGGCGGCCCGGGTAGCGAAGGGCAGTGGCGTTCACTCGCTGGAAAGCGAGCGCATGCTCGACAACATCCGGCAGCGGATCGCGCAACTGCGCGTCGAGGCAGTCGCGACCGACAAGCTGACGCAGTCGCAAAAGGACCTCCTCGCGTTCGATCAGAAGGTGACGGATCTACGCGGCAAGCGCAAGAAACTGTCGGACGACGACAAGAGCCTGCTTCGTGATCAGCAGGCGATTCGCGCTAGGTACGAGCAGGCGGCACAGCTGGAAAAGGAGGTCCGCTATCGCGACGCAATCAACAAGCTGAAGGAGCGCAGCGCGCAGATCGACGCGGAGCTCGCGGACTACGCGGCCGAGCGTCAGCGCGACGTACAGCGCGAGCTTGCGGCGATGTCGATGGGTGACAACGCGCGCGAGTTGAATCAGGCCGTCAATCGCGTGAGTGACGAGTTCCGCCGTCGGCGGGACGAACTGACGAAGGGAGCGCGAAAGGACGGCACCCTCGGTTCGCCCGAGTACCTCGCCGAGATCGAGCGCATCAACACGGCCGAGGCGGAGCAGGTCGCGCGCGAGCGCGGCTATCTCGAGCAGCGGCTCGCGTTGCAGGCTGACTGGCGTGTTGGCGTGAAGCGAGCGATGGCGGTCTATCAGGAATCGGCGCAAAACGCAGCGCAGATGGCCGAGGACGCGCTGACGAGTTCGTTTCGCAATGCCGAGGATGCGCTCGTGTCGTTTGCGACGTCGGGCAAGCTCAATTTCCGCGGGCTGGTCGACAGCATGATCGCCGATCTCGCGCGTTTTTCGGCGCGCGCGGCGATGTCTCAGGTGTTCGGGGCGATCGGCTCGGCGTTGGGCTTCGGCGGCGTTTCCGATGCTGTCGGCGCGCTTGGTGGTGCCGCGAGTGCGGCCGTCGGTTCGAACGCTTACGGATTCCACCTTGCGACGGGCGGTGCGGTGTGGGGGGCGGGCACGTCTACGAGCGACAGCATTCCGGCGCAGCTATCGAACGGCGAGTTCGTGGTTCGCGCCGCAGTGGTGTCGCAGCCGGGCGTGCGCGCACATCTTGAGCGATTGAACGCAGGGGGACGATCCGGCTTCGCGCGATTCGCCGCGGGTGGGCTCGTTGGCGGGAGCGCGGGAGAAGGGGATTTGCCGGCGCGCAACGGCGGGATCTCGGTCAGCGCGCCAGTTTCGATCGAGGGCGGATCGTCGAACCCTGCGAGCCTAATCGCGGTTGGCGAGTTCCGAAAGATACTGGAACAGATGATACGCGAGCTCATACAACGGGAACGCCGGCAGGGCGGAACCTTGTGGAGAGCGCAAAACGGGATGGCAGGATGAAAGACACATTCGAATGGCCGTCGACGGTGCAGGGGCACGGCGGCGATACGACGTTGCGCGTACGCAAGGCCGAGTTCGGCGACGGCTACACACAGCGGGCCGCGGACGGCCTGAATAATCGCGAGTCGACATTCAACCTGCGGTTTGTCGGCAACGCGGCGAAGATCTCGGCAATTATCGATTTCCTCGATCGGCATGCGGGCGCGGAGTCGTTCTATTGGACCCCGCCGCTTCGCGCGCGCGGGTTGTTCGTCTGCGAAAAGTACTCCGAGCCGATCAAGAACGGCGCCGCGTACACGATGACGGCGCAGTTCGAAGAGACATTCTCAGTGTAGGAGTTCAGATGTCGGTACTTCAAAAAATCATCTTGGGCGAGCCGCCCGGCGGAAGCGGCGGCGACAACAATCGTGTCGCGCACATCAAGACGAACGAGAATTTCGACGTGGTCGAGCGTTCGACCCCGCTCGATCTCGGATTTCTGAACGACAGCGCGGATCTCAGGCCCGAAGACGTCGGAAAGCGATATGGGCTGTGGATGGCTGATGCAGGCAAGGTAATCGGTATGCCGCTCGCGGCGTCTGTGAGGCCGAATTCGTGCATCCACCTGTTCAACGTGCAGCAGAAGGTCTCGATCAAACTGCAGGCAGGCGACATGTCACAGCTAACGTCGCTGAATACCGGCGACTGGGTGAAGTACGTCTCCGACGGCGTGAAGATCTGGCACGCCGCTGAGCGCGGCAAGATGATGCCGGATGAAGTTATCAGCGGAAATCTCACTGTAGGTGGAGATATCCGGGCCGGGCAATCGAGCGACGAAGGCCATTTGTACCTCGGCAAGATGCCCGGCTATTTCTACGGGAATAGTGGGTCGGTGGGTTGGTGGTCTCCGGACGCAGGGGGATCGTACCAATACCTACTCAACGACCATACGTTTCGCGTCAACGACGAGGTTGTCACGGTATGCGCCAAGGGGAGCGCCCTCCGATTCGACTGGGGGAAGAAGACGGCCGGCCAGCTTGGGGCAACGGTTGACGGCAAATACCTCGGCTATCTCTGGCACAGCGGCAATCTTGCGCAACCGATGACGCTCGACACGCCGCAATACGTCGGGACGAAGAAGACGTTCACGCAGGCGCAGGAAATCGCCGTCGGTGCAACAGGGCTTCATACGCAAGCGTCGCTGTACCTGAACGGAATGGGCGGCCTCAGCTACCTCGGATTTTCCGGGCTGAACAACACCGTCGGCGCGCAGCTTCGGATCTCCAACAACACCTCGGTCGCCGAGTTGCAGTGCGTCAACTACAACGCCACGACATTCGGCGTGTTGACCGCATCGAACTTCAATCAGGCGTCCGACCGTGCTTTCAAATCCGATATCCGGACGCTTGAGAACGTGATGGCGCGGCTGCGCGGTAAGCGGGGGGTGACGTATCTGCCAAAGAGCAGCCCGGAGGCAGGGCGACAGGCGGGCGTCATCGCGAACGAGTGGTGGGACTTCCCGGAGCTGCTCGGCGAGGGGCCGGAGATCGATGAGGACGGCGATTTCATCGTGCGTCAGTACGACGAGAGCGGCAAGGAAATCTTTGGTGAGAGCGGGCCGCCAAACGGGCGCCCGTCGCTGACCTTCCGTTACACGAATGCCGTCGGCGTGCTGTTGGCCGGATTGATTGAGACGGATGCGGCGTTACAGGACGCGCTCAGACGGATTGAGAAACTGGAGGCGGCGAAGTGAGCATAACGGCTGACATCCAGCAACTCGAGCCGGGTCGTCTGATTGAGTTTTTCGAAGTCGACTGCACGGAAATTGGCGCCGACGCGCTGCGCTTTCATCGGCATCTTCAGTCGACGTCGATCGTATGGCAGGGGCGCGAGTACAGGTCGTGGCCGATTCAGGCCACCGGCTTCGAGCAGACATCCGACGCGCAGCAGCCATCGCCGACGCTGCGGGTGGGCGACATCAATGGAACGATATCGGCGCTATGCGTTGCGCTTGGCGATCTCGTCGGCGCGAAAGTGTTTCGGCGCCGAACACTCGCGCGCTACCTCGACGCCGTGAATTTCCCGGCCGGCAATCCGACGGCGGACCCGAACGAAGAAATGCCGACGCAGCAGTGGCGGATCGAACAGAAGAGCGACGAGCAGCCGGGTTTGCACGTTGAATTCACGCTCTCGTCGCCGCTCGACTTCGGTGGCCAGCAATTGCCGAAACGGCAGATTATTTCGATCTGTCAATGGGAATATCGCAGCGCCGAATGCGGGTATACAGGGGCGGCGTGCTTTGACAAGGACGACAACCCCGTGAGCGATCCGGCGCTCGATCGATGCAGCAGGAAGATCAGCGGTTGTGAACGTCGATTCGACGTGAACAACCCGTTGCCGTTCGGCGGCTTCCTGTGCGACACGATGGCATGACGCACGAATCAATTTCGATATGAGGACCCGCCGCACGGCGGGTTTTTTTATGGACGAACAGATCAAGAAGGCGATTGAGGCGCATGCGCTCGACGAGTATCCGCGCGAGTGCTGTGGGCTCGTCGTGAAGACCGAGAGCGGGGAGATGTACGTACGCTGCCGCAACCTCGCGGCCGCACCAACCGACCAATTCGCGCTCGCTGCGGAGGACTACGCAGCGGCCGAAGACATGGGCGAGATTGTCGCGCTGGTGCATTCGCATCCGGGAGCGTCGGCGCAGCCGAGCGACGCGGATCGCACGATGTGCGAGCGCAGCGGCATCGCGAAATGGGTGATCGTGTCGCTCGGCGTGCAGGCCGACGGCTCGATCGGCGTCGACGACTGGTGCGCGTTCGAGCCAGACGGCTACGTCGCGCGATTGGTGGGCCGGCAGTTCGTACATGGCGTGCACGACTGCTACGCGATCGTGCGCGACTGGTATCTCGGCGAGCGCGGCGTCGCGTTACCCGATTTCGAGCGCGAGGACGATTGGTGGAACGATGGCAGGTCGAATCTCTACCTCAACCACTATCAGGACGCCGGTTTCCTTGATGTCGGCCGTGGCGTGACGTTGCAGGTCGGTGACGTGTTGCTGATGCAGATCCGCAGCAAGAACGACGTGCCGAATCACGCGGGCGTGTATCTCGGCGACGGGCAGTTTCTGCACCACATGCACGGGCGTTTGTCCGCGCGCGCGGTATGGGGAGGGATGTGGGCCGACTGCTGCACGACGGTACTGCGCTATGTGGGAGATCGGAAGTGAGCGAGACGCTTCGCACGATAAAGTTGTATGGGGTGCTCGGTGGGCGTTTCGGAAGAGTTCATCGTCTGGCGGTTTCGTCGACCGCGGAGGCGGTGCGCGCGTTGTCCGTGCTGATTCCCGGCTTCCGCGTGTTCCTGACGTCGGCGCGCGACGTCGGCCTGACGTTCGCCGTGTTCAACGGCAGGCGCAATCTCGACGAGGACGAGCTCGAGCACCCGGTGGGGCGCGACGAAATTCGCATTGCGCCGGTAATCGTCGGCAGCAAGCGCGGCGGGCTCTTCAATACGATCTTCGGCGCGGCACTCGTTGCAGTCGGTGCGATCGCGACGTTCGGTTTCGCGCAGCCGTGGGGCGCGTCGCTGATGGGGCTCGGTGCGTCGATGGCGCTGGGCGGCATTGTGCAGATGCTGAGTCCGCAACAGGCCGGCCTCGCGGGCGCGGCCAACAACGGCTCGTCGTACTACTTCAACGGACCCGTGAACAGCGCCGCACAGGGCGAGCCGGTGCCGCTCGTTATTGGGGAAATGATCGTCGGCTCGAAGGTGGTCAGTTCCGGAATCTATGCGGAGGACCAACTTTGAAGAGGCTTCATGCTGAAGGGGGACTGAAGCGGATCTACGGCGCGAAGGGCGGCGGCGGTGGTGGTGGCAGCAGCGAGTCGCCTGACAGCCTGCATTCGATTGCGCGCGCGAAGGTGCTCGATGTGATCTCGGCGGGGCCGATCGTGGGGCTGGTGAATGGCCTGCAGTCGGTCTATCTCGACGGCACGCCGATCCAGAATGCGGACGGCTCGCTGAATTTCCAGAACTACACCGTCGACGTGCGGACGGGCACGCAGGATCAGGACTACATCCCGGGCTTTCTGGCCGTTGAGCGTGAGGCCGGCGTCGGCGTGCCGCTGACGTCCGACGCGCCGTGGGTGCGCCAGATCCAGAATACGCAACTGACCGCGGTGCGTGTGCGCTTCGGCGTGCCGGCGCTACAGCGTCAGGACACGTCAAATGGAAACATCACAGGCTATCGCGTCGACTATGCGATCGACTTGTCGGTCGATGGCGGGTCGTATGCACAGGTGCTGGCCGGTGCGTTCGACGGCAAGACGACGTCGCTCTACGAGCGCTCGCATCGGATCGAACTGCCGCACGCGAAGAATGGTTGGCTGATCCGCGTGCGCCGCATCACGCCGAACGCGCACACGGCGACGATCGCCGACGCGATCAACATCGAGGCGATAACCGAAATCATCGATCGGAAGCTTCGCTATCCGATGACGGCGCTCGTCGGCATGACGTTCGACGCGCGTTCGTTCTCGAGCGTGCCGGTGCGTTCGTATCACGTGCGGGGGATGATCTTCCGTGTTCCGACAAATTACGATCCGGAGACCCGCACGTATTCGGGCACTTGGGATGGCACATTCAAGGCAGCATGGACGAACAATCCAGCTTGGGTCTACTACGGCCTACTGCTCGACAAGCTCAACGGATTGGGCGACCGTGTCGATGCGTCGATGGTCGACCAGTGGGCGCTGTACGCAATCGCGCGTCACTGTGACGAGCTCGTGTCGGACGGGAAGGGGGGCAAGGAACCGCGTTTCACCTGCAATTGCGTGATTCAGACTAAGGCGGACGCGTTCAAGGTCGTGCAGGACCTTGCAAGCGTGTTTCGCGGCATTTCGTACTGGGGCGCTGGCTCCGTCATTGCGTCGGCCGATATGCCGCTCGTGGGTGACGTCGACTACGTGTATACCTCGGCGAACGTAATCGGCGGATCGTTCCGATACGTCGGCAGTGAGCGCAAGACGCGATATACGGTCGCGCTCGTCAGCTACAACGATCCGGCGAACCAGTACAAGCAGGCTGTCGAGGCCGTGCAGGACGACGACGGGATCGCGCGATACGGCGTCATCAAGACAGAGGTCACGGCGTTCGGCTGCACGTCGCAGGCGCAGGCGCACCGTCTCGGTCGGTGGCTGCTGCTGACGTCGCGGTACGAGACCGGGACAGTGTCGTTTCAGGTCGGACTCGACGGGACGCTTTGTGCGCCGGGACAGGTGATCGCGGTTGCCGATCCGAAGAAGGCCGGCCGCCGGATCGGCGGGCGTATCCGCGCCGCAGCCGGCGAGACGATCACGCTCGACAAGGCGCCGACCATCGCGGCCGGCGATCGCTTCACGGCGATTCTGCCGTCGGGCATTGCGCAGGCGCGGGTGGTGAGGGCCGTCAACGGTGACACGGTGACGCTCGCCGCGCGCTTCGATGCCGATCCGGTGCCGGGCGCTGTGTGGATGGTCGAGAGCAACGAGCTCGCGGCGCAGCAGTATCGCGTGGTGAGCGTGCAGGAGAGCGACGACGACGGCCAGATCGTCTATACGATCAACGCGACGCAGTACGAGCCGGGGAAGTACGCGGCAATCGACGACGGCGCGCAGATCCAGCAACGGCCGATCACGATCGTTCCGCCGTCGGTGCAGCCGCCGCCGTCGAACGTCCGCCTCTCGACATACTCGGTGGTCGATCAGGGCATCTCGAAGACGACGATGGTGATCGCGTGGGACGCAGCGAATCACGCGACGAGCTACCTCGTGGAATGGCGGAAGGACAACGGCGAGTGGGTCCGGGTACCGTCGACGGGCGGCCTGCAGGTCGAGGTACCGGGTATCTATCAGGGGAAGTACCTCGCACGCGTGCGAGCGGAGAATGCGCTCGGCGTGACGTCGATTCCGGCGTACGGCGTCGATACGGTGCTCACGGGGAAGACCACTCCGCCGCCGTCAGTGGTGTCGCTGACCGCGACGGGCATCGTATATGGGATCTACCTGAAGTGGGCGTTCCCGGGCGACGGGTCCGCCGGCGACACGCAGCGTACGGAGATCTGGTACAGCCGCACGCCGAGCCGCGATGACGCGATCAAGTTCTCGGATTTCGCGTTCCCGCAGGCGTCGACGTCGTATCAGGGGCTCGCGGTCGGACAGGTGTTTTATTTCTGGGCGCGCCTGGTCGACACGTCCGGCAACGTCGGGCCGTGGTTCCCGGCGAAGGGGCCGGGCGTGCAGGGGCAGCCGAGCACGGATCAAAGCGACTACGAGAAGTATTTCGCCGGTCAGATCGGGAAGTCGGCGCTCGGCACGGATCTGCGCGCGCCGATTGACCTGATTACCCCGCCGATGGCGGGCGATGCGACGATTTACGCTGGCGACGAGACACTCAATGCGGGCGTGTGGTCGTTGCAGTCGGCGATTTCCGAGGGCGACATGGCGGTCGCGAAGAAGGTCGACACGGTCGCGGCACAGATGCGCTCGAGCTCGCATTTGTTGAACGCCGCGGTGCAGAAAGAGACGATCGCGCGTGTTGAAGCCGATCGTGCGATGGCGCAGGACATCACGACCGTGCAGGCGCAGGTGAACGACAACGCGGCTGCGGTGCAAACCGTGGCGCAGTCCTACGCCGATCTGAACGGGCGCGTCGCGGCGTCGTATCAGATCAAGACGCAGATCACGGCGGATGGGCGCACGTACATCGCGGGAATTGGTGTGGGCGTCGACAACAACAACGGTGTTGTCGAATCACAGGTGCTGGTGTCGGCGAGTCGGTTTGCGGTGATCGATCCGAATTCGGGGGGCGTGATCGGCGTGCCGTTCGTGGTGCAAGGCGGGCAGGTGTTTTTGCGGCAGGCGCTGATCGGTGCGGGCTGGATCACGAACGCGATGATCGGCAGCTACATCCAGTCCGACGACTACATCGCGGGGCGGCAAGGCTGGCGATGGGACAAGTCCGGTTGGATGGAAATCAACTCCGTGAACGGAAGCGGCATTCGGACGGTTATCGACGGAAACGGAGTGCGGGTGTACGACGGCAACGGCGTGCTCCGCGTGCGAATGGGGATGTGGTGAGCATGGATGCGGGATTGTGGATTTGGGACGGAGCGGGGCGCCTCATGCTCGACGGAACGACACGCTGTGGCCGGATCGTTGGAATGCAGCGTATTCAAGAGGGCTTGGACGGCAGCGCGGCGGCAGATCTTTCGCGTGGGGAACCGTTCTGGGCATTCATGCCCGATTGGTTGTTCCGGCACATTTCGATGAACGCCCCGGTGCCCAACGTGGAAATCAATGCGGGTGGGGTGCGATGGTGGTTTAGCCGCGACGGCAATACCAGTAATCGAACGCCGGTGCCGGGCTGGCTCGTCTACGGGGTTTTCTGATGGATGGCAGATTCCAAGCCTTTACGGAAGGGGGCGTGTTTCAGATCGACGGTTCGACGCCGAACTATCAACTCGTTCAGTCGATGGTGGCGATATCGCAACTGATTCGTATTGAGACGGTCAGGAATGACAAAAATATTCCCTACGAAGGGCAATTTTGGGTGTGCTCGTTCACATTCTCTGCCGAAGTTCCGCTATATGCGTTCTCCGCAGACCCGGGAGTGGGGATATCGATTTGGGACGCCTATAGCAACGACGGGCGGACCTACACGGTGCGCTTCATTACCGAAACTCAGGCCACCGTGCGCTTCTTTGTGTTTTCCAACGTCCCGCCGGCGGACCGGGGATTCGGACTGCAGGTGTTCAACGAGCGCAGTCAATTGATTGCAGATGCGTTGACGCCGTTTTACCGTGTGCTCGACGTGATTCAGGATGTCTACATGAATGGAACGGGCTGGACGGTGGAGGGTGCTCCGAGTCCTCAATGGCAGCAGCGATCGTATGGTCGTCCGGTGTTGATTTCGGGAATGTGGCCTGCGCATTTCATTTGGGGATCGTCGAACAGCAATCAGCGGCTGTGGGACATCCTTGAGATAAGCGCCGTGCGGGTGAGCGGCGGCAACGTATCTTGGGGGACGCTGCTATACAACGGCGGCCGACATCCCAATGTCGCAACGTTTCGCGAATGTTGGCACTATCGATTCATGGTGTTGGACGGAACCGGGATCATTTAATGCGCCGCCTTTGGGCGGCTTTTTCATTTCTGCGAGGAGTGGATGCGAGCTAGTCCTACGGAAGCCGTGAGCTATGCGGGAAGCATAGCGTCGGTCGCGTCGTCGCTTACGTTGACCGATATCGGCGTCATCGTCGGTATTCTCACGGCGATCGCGACTTTCGGTTTGAATTTTTACTTCGCACGGCGCAAGGACCGTCGAGAGCAAGTCGAACTGGCCGCACGCCTGCGTGAACTGGAGCATCACGATGGCTGAGAAGAAGACGCTGATTGGATTGGTAGGGGCCGCGACAGCGGCCCTTTTGCTTTCTATCGTCCCTGCATTTGAGGGCGAGGTCCTCGTCGCACGACCAGACCCGATCGGCATCATCACGGCGTGCAATGGCGATACGAAAGACGTGTACGTCGGCCAGCGCTTCACGCGTGATGAATGCCGCGCTCGGCTCGAGCAACGGCTCATTGAGCACGCGATGCCGGTGCTGACGTGCACGCCAGGCTTGAGGGGGCGCACATATCAGCTCGCGGCTGCAGTGAGCTTCGCCTACAACATCGGGCCGCGAGCCTACTGCGGAAGCACAACCGCGAGGCGGTTCAATTCTGGCGACTGGCGGGGCGCGTGCCGCGCGATCAACGAGTCGGACAACGGTCGGCCGCAGTGGGTGACTGCCGGCGGTCGAGTGCTGCCGGGTCTCGTGAAACGCCGCGCTACGGAGCGCGCAATTTGCGAACGGGGGCTGTGATGCCGAAAGCAACACCCTATCTGATGGCCGCGCTGCTTGGCATGGCGGCCGGCGCTGGCGTCGATCACCTGGTCGGCGTACGTCGGCTTGCCGATGAGCAGGCCGCGCGCGCTCGCGCCGCGCAACGGCACGCCGAAGCGTTGGGCGCGATCTCGCGTGCCGCGCTCGACGCCGAGCAGCGGGCGATCGCCGCGCACGATGCCGCCGCGTCGGCGGTGGCCGCCGTCGACCAACGAACCACGAAGGAGAGGAACGAGCATGAAGCAGAGAATCGCAGCCTGCGGGCTGCTCTTGCCGCTGGCACTGAGCGGCTGCGCGTCGCCGTCCGAAACTGCACGGCAGCCGGTCGCGACGGCGTGCCCGGCGCTTCCAGCGCCGCCGGCATGGGCGATGGTGCCGCCACCTACGCAGACGTCGACGCAGCGGTTGCGGAACGCGTTTTCGGCGTCGCCGGCGACGATCAGCGCGAGATCGACAAACTGACGGCCCTACAGGGCTATGTATGCGCGGTGCGGCCCGAGACGCCGGACTGCGCGCGGAAGTAACGAGAAACAGGGCGGCCGGCGTGCGTGCGGGAACACGCATGCCGGCCGCCTTTCCACTGATAGCGCCAGTGAAAGAGGCCAAGGCCCTGCTTACCTACGTAGGCGGGCCGGATTCTACACCAAGTTTAAAAACGGCTTTCACAATGGCAAATCCCATCATCCCTTGGATCGGCGGCAAGCGTCGTCTCGCGGATCACATCATCCCGCGCTTTCCGAAGCACGACTGCTACGTCGAGGTTTTCGCGGGCGGGGCGGCGCTGTACTTCATGCGACCGCCGGCCAAGGTCGAGGTGATCAACGATATCAACGGCGAGCTGGTGAACCTGTATCGCGTTGTTCAGCACCATCTCGAAGAGTTCGTGCGTCAGTTCAAATGGGCGCTGACGAGCCGGCAGGTGTTCGAATGGCTCAAGCACATGGCCCCGGAAACCCTCACCGATATCCAGCGCGCGGCACGCTTCTACTACCTTCAGAAAAGTTGCTTTGGCGGCAAGCTCGAAGGGCAGACGTTCGGAACGGCGACAATGTCGGTGCCCGGCCTCAACCTGTTGCGCATCGAGGAGGAGCTATCGGCGGCGCATATTCGCCTCGCGAACGCGTACATCGAGCGGCTTGATTGGGCGACCTGCATCGATCGCTACGATCGGCCGCACACGCTGTTCTACCTCGACCCGCCGTATTTCGAGACCGAAGGCTACGGCGTTGCGTTTCCGTTCGCGGAATACGAGAAGATGGCCGAGCGGCTGCGGTCGATCAAGGGGCGGGCGATCGTCAGCCTCAACGACCATCCCGAGATCCGGCGCGTGTTCGCCGGCTTCCATATCGAGAGCGTGCCGATTCAGTACACGATAGGCGGCGGGAAGGGCGTCGAGCGCCGCGAGCTGATCATTTTCAGCTGGGACGATGCGGCGCAGCCAGTCGGGCTGTTCTGATCGATTGGCTGCGCGCGTTGCTCGTCTATGTCTGCGGAAGGGTTTCGTAATTGTTGTGTAATATTTCGTCCGCGGGGCATGGAATATCAATAAGAACCTGAGATCAAAATGAAGAAAACGATCATTGCGGTAGTGGTGGCGGCGACGCTGGTAGCGTGTGGGGGCGGGAACGACGGGCCGACAGCGTCCAGTCCAGCGATCAAGTTGACGTATTCAGGGGCACCGATCGTCGCGGCGCATTCCGCTCGTGTGATGGCTGCAGCTGCGTCGACGACGGGCGGTGGAGTCGTGTCGAGTACGCAAGCAACTATCGATGCGCTACAGAACGCGTTTAAGGCGCGCGGTGCCGATATCGGCGTGTATCCCGGCGTCGTCGACGGAACTGCATTGCATCAACTGGTGATGGCGGAGAACGGCGGCGTTGGTCCTACGCACGACGAGGTATTCAACGCGAATATCAACGTCAGCGAATGGGTGTTGATGAATTTCGAGTTCGACGACATGACGGGCTACATCGACACACCCGAGAAGCAGGCAGCGGTCGATCAGTTCAAGCAAGATCTCGCTGTGTACGGCGCGCGCGAGTATCTGAAAGGGCGCGTTGTGCATGCTGTTTTGCCCATCGTGTCATGCCAGCCGGAGCGGGTCGAGCGGTTCATCGACGCGGCGGGTTTTGCTCATGAGCGCCGATATCCGACCGCGTCACGGGCACTGTACGGGGCGATCAATTCTGCATCTCGTAGTGGAGCGGTATCGTTCTTGACGGTCGGCGGAGTCTATCAGTCGAATCCCGGGCACATGGGCGATGACTGTTCCACTCCGGACCAGTCAGCGCAAGACGAGCAGATCAGCCGCATCGTCGATCCGCTCGTGATCAATTACCATACGGCGCTCGATACTATCGACAAGTGCAAACATAATCCCGAGGCAATTCCTGAGTATGAGCGAGCGGGGCAGTGCTGGGGGATCGAGCCGGAAAAGAAATAGTTCGTTCAGTTGCCCCGGTCGCTCGACCGGGGCTTTGCATCCAAAATCGGGTGCATTGTTTTGATCCAATTCCGGTGTTCGCGGAATTACGGATTTGGATTCCTGTCATGTCTGACAGGGTGGTTCCGGCAATTTCCCCCGTGCTACATTCCACCGAAAATTTCCTTGTGGAGACTTCGACATGGGGTTTGCGTTTATTTGCGAGGGAGACACGACCACGCATGGGGGGCGTGTGGTCGGCTGTAATGTCGCCAACACGGTTCATGGAAGGGCAATCGCATTGCTTGGCGACATGGTGACGTGTCCGCGATGTGGTGGGATTTACCCGATCGTCAGCGTAAAGCGCGAGTTGAACATGACGTTTGGTGACAGGCCGATTGCTACAGACGGAGACAAGACCGCGTGTGGGGCAACGCTTATCGCGTCGCAAGGCTTCGCCACGGTGGCCCCTACATCAGGGGCCGCTGGCGGCAATTCGATCGGCGGTGGGAAGAGCGTCGTTCCGCAGTCGATGCCACGAGGGCCGGACAATCTATACCGTGGGCGCTTCCAGGTATTTGACGAGACGACTGGAAAACCGATCGCGAACCATCCCTACGTTCTGCAAACAGCGGACGGCCGGACAATATCTGGCCAGACCGACGCCGACGGCTACACGCAGTGGCACGAGGCAAACACGGCTGGATCGTTGCAATTTTCAGCCGAGTCGACTCAGGGGCCCGGCGAAGGCGGTGTTTTATGAGTGGTCGTGCCTACGGAGCCAACTCCGGTCAAGGTGGCATGTCGCCGAAGGGCGAAACGACGCCCGTGCGTCTTCGGCCCGCTACGCCCGACCCGGTCGATAAAAAGGTCATCTGCAAGGCCGTTTGTGTATGCAGTCGAGAGCCAGACACTGGTGCATCGGGCCAAAGCCTCAAGCAGCAGTGCGTTTCGCGCAACCTGCGCGACGTGGATCGGTCGATGGGGTGGAAGAGCCCGTACAAGTCGGAAGTCAACTACGACATGACGCAGATCCCTCCGTCGCCGATCATGCGCTCCGCGTCTCCCTTGGAGCCGCACCCTTACTTGCCAGGCTGGATTCAAAAATACTGGCCTGGCGGGAAAGATGCGTATCCCGCGGGCGCCGGTGCTGTTCGGCGCCCCGACGTGGTGATTGTCAAGGACGGATCTCTGCCGCCAACTCAGGACAACATCAAGAGCGTGGTGGAGATTAAATTCCCGCCTCAAGAAAGGGATCGCGAGCAAGAGGACGACTACGCACGGATTGCGGGTTCGCCCGAAAAGGTTGCGACTATGGGCCCCGGCGACTGTGACTGCTCCGACGATGACGCCAATGAAAGTCCGCTCCGAGCGGTTTCTGAGGCGCTCTCCGAACTCGGGCGTTCCCTGCGTCAGCTACTTAACCGCAGTCCTGCTATCCCGCCTGGCATGGGTGGCTTGCCGTTGCCACCGCCCCCCATAGTCGTTCCATAATTGAGCCTTCCTAGCATCGACGCGAATATGGATCAGAATTTTCTCGAATGGGCGAAGGCCAATCAGGGCAAAGCGCTGGTGCCCAATGGTCTTTTGGAACCTCGCTACGCAACCGGTGGAATCGGAGCGGCCGTCGTCGTGCGCGCGTCGCTTTATTTTGAGCGTGCATTCGATCCCGCCGTCCGCGCGGCGGTTGCCGACTGTTTCGACGACTACTGTGCTGTACCCGAATGCAAATTGACGTTCCTATGGAGTAACGGGAAGGCGGCGCAGGCGTTCGCGCGGGCCAAGCCTCTGCGTGCCGCCGCCAGTAAGCTCGGTCCTGAGGATCGTTTCGACTTCTGCTACGTTGGCGGGGAGCAAGCTTCGGACGCAAGTTTTTGGAGATTCGAGGTCGTGGGTCAGCGCCAGTGGCAAGAGAAGATGGGCAACCGCGGTCTCAACTCCCTAGCGTTCTCATGGCCGGTTGTGGCTGTCCAAGAGAACCCCGATGCCTTCGCAAAACTGTTCTTTGATGCTGCGCGCCGCTTAGATGCCGTTCAAGGTCAGGCGGGCTTCGCCGTCAACCTTTCCCCGACCGCTCCTCACGAGAATGAGGCGACGGAATACTGGATCGCGCAAATTATGCCGGGGCTCGATGTCGGCGACCCCGGATCGACTTCAGCCCGCGATCTGAAGGGCAAAATTAAATCCGTCAATTGGCTGACAGCTATCGGCAAGCCCATGTTGGACACTGTCGGCGGCGTTCGCGCGCTGACGTCGGAACTTCCCCGAATTGGTTTGCCATTGGTGATTATGGTGCCGGCGTTATCATCCGTGCGGGCGTGTTGCCTGAGTCGGGGCTCTCTGAGCGCGAGGAGCAACCCCCGTTCTTGCCACCAGCCTACGTCGTCCTCGATAAGGCACTGCGGCGTGTGCGAGCGGAAAGCATGGACATTCTTCAGCGCGGCACGGTCAACGCCGGCGCGCCGGTCTACAACACGCGCGAATCAACGGCAGCGTGGCTGCGCCGCTTCGAGGTGGGCGACGACGAATTGCTCAGTGCGAAAGCTGCGGTCCTCAAAACGCCACGTTTGCCCAAAGGCTCGATTCCGATCGATAGTGGCGATCCAGTTTGACGCGTCGGCAGTTCGCCACGCCGCTTCCGTTTTTGGTGGGCAGTACGGAAGCCGGCGAGAGTGGTGTTCGCCGCAGTCAAGCTGGCCTTTGCATCTCATCGAGTGAGCCCTGGTCGTTCATCGTATCGTCCCTGCTACGTGATGCGGTAGAACGCCTCTTCGTCGCGCTCGACTTCGAGAATGCGTTTCAGATGGTCTAGCGCGAACAACTCCACACCGCTTTTCTCTGCTTCAACCCGGGCTGCATCGACGAGCTTTCGCGACTTTCCGACAATGTGGCTTCGCAAATACGCGATCTCGAGCGCCATGCGTTGCTCGAGCGTGTGCCGGCCGACATTCTTGCCTTCTTCGAAACGCCATTTCTCGCGCAATTCTTCCCACGTTACCCGCTGAAACTCTGGGATTGATTTCGGAGATGCGCCGGGTGGCGTGTCGTCCGGCGACTCCCAGCGCTTTGACCTGATTTCTTGCCGTGCACGCCACTCGTCGGAAAACGGCGCGACCGGTTCCCGCATGCGAGCGAACGGGGCGGCACGACCAATTTCCTTGTCGACGATGTAGCCGAGCCTCCGTAGCGGCGCGCCATACTCAAGCAACGATGGGTCGATCGCGCGTACCCGCCGCGACGCATCGGCAATGCAGCTGCGAAGCTCCCACAAAGTGAGGCGCTGGTGCTGAACTTCGAGAATCAGACGCTGGACGTCCGCATATGTGCAGCGCGTCCACCACTCAGTCATCTCGGGTAGCTTGGGTGGATTGAACGGTGGCAGGATCATTTCGTAATACGGGAAAGCCTGTAATTTTATACAGTATATCTTGGACTATGATGAAGTGATCCATCCCCTGAAAAGAGGTGCCGCCGTGTGCACCAATTACCGCGCGCCGGACGAAGATCCGGGGATCAGCGAGCTACGGCTTGGCCTAATCGACCTATGGAAGAGAACGCCTTGGGAGCCTGAGATTTACCCGGACTATCTCGCGCCCACCGTGGCGATGGTCAATGGGCGCGTCGAGGCGTTTCTCGCTGGGTTCGGCTACTGGCCGCGCGCCTTGCAGAAGGCGAACATCGAGAAGGCGAAAGAGGAGGGCAAGAAGCCGCCGATCATGCGTAGCACGATGAACGTGCGCGATGACAATCTTGGGCGGTCGCCGCTATACGGGCCGGCGTGGCGCGCAGGTCGCCGCTGCCTGATTCCGGCGCAATGGATCTACGAACCGTGCTACGAGTCGGGCAAGAATGTCTGGCACCGGATCGGCCTGGCCGACTGGCGAACGATGTGCGTCGCCGGCATCTGGCGGACGCTGACGGGCCCGGACGGCGCGGGCCATCACACGATGTCGATGATCACGGTGAACGGCGAGGGACACCCGATCTTTTCCCGGATGCACAAGCCCGAAGATGAGAAGCGCGCCGTCGTGATCCTGCGTCCGGACGACTGGGAGGAATGGCTCACGACGTCGAACGTCGAAGCCGCGCGCGCGATGTTGCAGCTCTACCCGGCGGACGATATGGTCGCGGCGCCGAAGTGACCGCTATGCGTGAATGCGTCGCAGCCTTGAGGCGAGCAGCACGACGAGCGCGGCGACGAGAAAGCTCGCGACGAGCAGCACGGCCAGCAAGACGTTCTCTTCACCTTCGATCCCAGTCACGCCGAATAGGCGGAACAGCGGGCCGAGCAGGTTCCACGCTTCATCGCTTCCTACCCACCGCGAAAGTGGGTCGATGCGCGAAAGCCCGAAAAAAACGAACGGCGTCAGAACTGCCGCGATAGCGAAGCGCGCCAACGTTTTCATCGAACGTCCACCGTGCCGTAGTACTCGATGTCGGTTCCGGGGATCTTCGCGGTTGGCTGTTTCATGAGATACGCGCGCAGATGGTCGAACTGTACCTGCGTCGTGACCGTGATACAGCCATCGCTCACGCCCCACCGGCCGTTTGGATGCAGGCGAAATGCGCTGCGCTTAATGCCGTTCACGTAGGTTTCGTCATCGATTTTAGCGTCGGCGCGGTACAACGCGAACCATGTCGAACGGTCGCTGTTTGACCAGAGATCGAGTGCGAGATCGCGAATCGGCCCGAGTCGGCCGCCCGTGTCGCGCTTTACGATGTAGTAGCGGCCCTTCGGGATCGGGCCGGCGTTGGCGACGGCCGTTGCATCGGGCTTGTCGACGAACTGTTTATTGCCGGAGAACGCGGGTACGCCGCTAAAGCCCGCACAAACAAAACTGGAAACGCGTTGACTGTTTAGCGTGAAGTAACACTGTGCTGGCATGTTAGGCAGTGAGCAATGGAGTATGACGAATATACTGCTCAGTGACGAGAAATGCCAATTGCGAGATGCCGCTGCCTTTCAAGTTGGCAAAAGTCTTTCCGCAAAATTCTTCGGCCCCGTGGCTGGCAAGGCTCCTGCGCTCGGTCATGGCATCAAATTGCGGAACAGATTGTCACTCAACTATTTGATTTGTCGAAAAATGTCCCTGAACTTCAAACCCAGTTGGTGCGGTCAGCCCGCGCCAGGTCGGTTCGACTCCGGCTGCCTTCCGCCATGAGGCTTGGCGGGCAATTACATAGACATCGCTCAGGGGGCTATTCCTGCGGTGGTGTGGGTTTTTCTGCCCGATCCTTGCTGCTACTAACCCTCGCGCTCCATTGCTTGCTCGCCTGGCTGTATGCAAACCAGGCACGTGCGGCGATCAATAAGCCGTGGCAGTTGATTAAACGTGATGGCGCTCGGGGCCGAGGCGGCGTTATCACGACGCCGCCTCGCGGAGGATTTCAATTCACTGTGGCTGCGGCCGGCAACCGGAACGCCATGCGCCGATTGCGATCGGGGCGCGCTGTGTTGACCCGCCCACGGCGAACAAGGCCAGCCGACGCCGTGGAGTTCGTTATTTCTCACGTTGTTGTGCCGTTATGGCGAGACTCAGTGAGCCGTTCTGCGAGCGAGTGA